TCAGGGATACTACAATCAGGGATACTACAATCAGGGATACTACAATCAGGGATACTACAACCAGGGATACTACAATCAGGGATACTACAATCAGGGATACTACAATCAGGGATACTACAATCATAAGAGGCAAGAGCATGGCTAACGTCAATTGCCAGAATTATAACGAATGCAGCTATTGCATAGCCAGTAGTGGTTGCAACGAATGCAAGAATTGCAATCATTGTGCCGACTGTGACAATTGCAGCCATTGTACGAATTGTATATATTGTGGTGATTGCAGCAATTGTACGAATTGTATATATTGTGACAATTGCCACAATTGCACGGATTGCATAGATTGTGAGAATTGCTATGGATTGCAAGACAAGACGGGTTGGAAAGACAACAAACCACGATCATAGTATCACAATCATAAGAGGTACGATTATGACTAACGACAATTGTGCAGATTGTAGCGTTTGTGTGCATTGCAGCAATTGTGATGTTTGCATTGGCTGCAATGATTGTGAGTATTGTACCAATTGCAACAATTGCATAACCTGCAATGATTGCACGGACTGCAATACTTGTGTGGATTGTACCAATTGCGATCATTGCATTGCCTGCGTGGATTGCAAGGATTGTGAGCGTTGCATTAACTGCCATGGATTGCGTGGCAAAACAGGATGGATCAACAACAAGCCGCCGACCCGTTGATACTATAATCATTGATAGTTGTAATGATTGTAATATCATAATCGTAATCATAATCGTAATCGTAATCGTAGTTGTAGTAATTCCCCGCTAACGGGGGAGGGTTATTTGCCTCCTTGAAGGCACCTCCCCCGATTGGGGGATCGAATGCTGCTCCGGCCCTAGGATGCCTGAAATTTTGTGTCTTTTATTTTGAAACGATATTATTATGAAAAGAGTCGAATCCGAGGTTTCCTTGATTTCTAATTATTGATTCCTAATTATTGATTTCTAATTATTGATTTCTTGATTTTAAAATCATTTACCCAAGAGAGCTATGAAGCAATGATTAGTTGAATCCTAGATTTATTTCCCATATGGTAGTGGTAGGGTGGGTTATTTACCTCTTTCCTAGAAAACACGGGAACATTGTTTGTCGCTTTTTGGCTTTCGGAAATTTTGGAAATTTTCAGGGTTTCTTGAACATTTTCATTGGCCCGGTCCTATATGTAGGTGAGGCACTAAATGCCTAAACCAAACTTGGTCAATAATTGATCTCTGGATATTATTATCATATGGACGGTTACACAAAAGAATTCGTGGCTCCTGACGATCCACACCGTTGCCAGGCCATCTCAGGCCATACCCAGTGCCATCTCAAGGCAGTGGATGGTACTAATTTGTGTTCTGCGCATGGTGGGGGTCTTCTTCGCCAAGTGGCAGAGAAAAAAGCAATGAAAAACTATAGACTAACTAAGTTCAAAGCTAGGGCCGAGGAACTCGGCAATAGTGACGGTCTATTCTCATTGAAAGATGAAGTCTCCATCCTCCGGATGCTTATTGAGGAGCGAGTTGAAAAATGTACTGATAACTATGATCTGGTTTCAATTAGTCAACCACTCTCTGATTTAATTATGAAGTGCGAGAAGCTAGTAACTTCTTGCCAACGCCTTGAAAGTAAACTAGGAAACCTACTCGATAAAACTAAGGTTTTACAGTTCGCCCAGTTGATTATTGAGATTATTGGCAAATACATCGACGATGAAGAACTATTAGAAAAAATTGGTGATGAGATTTTAAAAGCATTAGATACTGTTAGTATCGGCTAATTTTTAGTTTTCCCTATTTTTATTCTTTTAAGGAGTGTGGTTATGAAGAAATGGTATCAGAGTAAGACTGTCATTGTGAACCTACTAACCCTGGGGATTACGATTTTCACTGCGGCCCAAGGGTCCGAACTTATTGCACAAAACGCTTCGTTAGTGGCTTTCTTGGGGATGGTTATCAGTGGTGTGAATATTGCATTACGCTTGGTAACAAGCCTACCTATTGGTACTGAAGGAACAACGGATGCCGACACTTCTGTTAAATAAGTTGCCTTCTAAGGAAGTGCCTTCTAAAACGGTTATTACTAAGAAGATGCCTTCTAAGAAGAGTGTAAAAGAGAACTCACCCCTTATTCTACTGTTAGTTGGTGTGATCTCTGCCTTCTTAGCTGCGCCATCTTCCGAACTAGATGGTCAAATAAAATCCACTACTTCCGCGGCAGTCGGGGAATTAGTGATTTTTGACGCCGGGGTCAGTGATGCCGATGCTTATGTTTGGCATGTCCTCCCGAACACTAAAAATTATCGCGTCATTGACGGTGGTAAACAATTAGTTTTTAGTGCAACCACCGAAGGTGAATACCTTTTCATTTGTGCTATGACTAAAGGTGGTAAAGTCGATTTGGTGGTGAAGCGCTTAGTCGTTGGTCCTGGAAACAAGAACACTGATTTTAATATCACTGACAATCTACCCAAAGACTTTGATCCAGTTGTAGCCAAACAATTAGCCCGCTCTTTCAGATTCGCGGTTGAAAGTAAGCCCGCTACCATCGACGAACTATTCACACGCACTCAGATAAGCAATAAAGTTATTCTCAATGAATCCTTGGAAGTTTGGAAGCCTTTTCTTCAAAGCGTCCTGGATCATTGCAAACAGAACATGACTAACGCTACTATTGACGATTATTATGCTCTTTGGCTGAAAATTGCGGATACCTTAGAAAAGGCATAGCCATGGATCGTCGCAGTTTCTTGGGATTGGCGGCCTCCTTATTTGTTAGTGGAACTGCTCTTGGTAGGGTAGTTCTTCCTAATACTAAGGTTAAAAGGTGTGGGTGGATGCCCTCGCATCTCCCAACAACACTGCCACCCCTCTACACAATCAGTTCTTTACGTTCTTATGGAGAAGACAAATCAGTAGCCCTCTGGAAGGCCTGGGAAAAAGTGAACCACCGACTCTGGGAACCACAGTTCCAAGTAGCCGGTGATTGCGTTTCCCATGCCTCCGGAGCTGGAGTAGACATATTAGACGCGGTACAAAATCTTAAAAACAGGGCCGTCGGTAATACTATTCCTAGCAGCACGATAGCGATTTATGCCGGTGGACGGCACATGCCTAGTGCTAAAAAAGAATTGGATGAAATGGGTGGCGGAGAGGGGATGTGTGGGAAATGGGCAGTTGATTACCTAATGGCTTATGGTAATCTTCTTCGGAAGCCATATCCTCCTTATGACCTCACCGTTTACAACAAAAAAGAATTGGATTACTGGGACCGCAATGGCCTTACCCCCGCCCTCTTAGAGGAAGCGAAAAAGCAACCTGTTAAAACCTGCGCCCTGGTAAGTAGTTGGAACGAGATTCGGGACTCCGTGTCTGCTGGCCACCCTGTGATTTTCTGCTCAACTATGGGATTAGAGGGTGCAAACAGGGATAGTGACGGCTTTGTTCAACCTTCCGGAACGTGGTACCACAGTATGGTGATTGCGGGAGTCCAAGACGGTAAGCGTCCTGGAGCCTTGTTCATTAACAGCCATGGCCCTAATTTCGGAAAGGGCCCATTACCGAATGGGCAGCCAGTGGGTTCGGTATGGATTGACGCGGCTAACGTAGACAAATATGTTCTCTGGAGAAACAGAGACGGCTCTACTTTTTCAGATAGTTTTGCGTTCGCAGATTACAAAGGCTTTGTTAAACCGGATAAGGAATACCACCTATGGTAAAAGTTTTTCTTGCAACTCTTGCTCTTATATCGTTTAGCGTTAGTGCTAGAGCAGAGACAGCGGAATTGCATGTCTCCCCACATTGCCCTTTCTGTGTTCCGGCTAAGGCTGTTATCAATAAACTAATAGCCGAGGGTTATGACGTTAAAATCATAATGGATAGTCGAGAGCGTGTATTTCCAACCCTCATTATTAGGATTGATGGTAAGGTAGTTAGATATGTTGGACTCAGAACAGAAACCTTCTACCGTAATGTCATTCCTAAAACGGGTAGGGGCGTGGATCAACCATTGGTTGTGGACCTATCATTAAGAAATTAAAGTTTTAAGTTAAAAACATTATGGTTAATTTTATATTGCTTTCAGCCGCTATCTCTACAATCTCCATAACTATAAGTAAGAGCGTGATTTTTAGAAAATTACGCTCTTACCTGGGTTGGAGAGTATTGAAATGCCCCTATTGTTTAAGTCATTGGGTGGCATTTCTAATAGCAACTTTAATTTCATTTACACTTTTTGATTTTATAATCAATAGTTTTGCTCTAGTGGCATTCGCGTCTGTTTTCTCTTTATTAATTCTTATTTTTATAGAAAAAGCGGATAACATGGAGAGTTAGTTATGCTTAATTCTTTAGTCTCTAAGCGTTTTATGCTTCCTAGGGTTGCACATTGTTGCGGTGGTTCCTAATTATCATGGGTAATTTGCAGCAACATTTTGCAACAGTGATTGCAAATGGTCTGAAACGTCGTGCGGTAACGTCGCCCTCAAAATGGGCTGTACGTTACCGCATGATGGGTTCGCCGTTTCCTGGGCCTTGGTCTTTTGACCATCACCCATGGTTGCGGGAAGTCCATGATGCTAAGCATCCACAGATAGTAATATCAAAAGCTGCTCAGATGGGTTTCACTGAGACAGTTTTAAACATCACCTTTTATAATATCGACGTAGAACGACGCGATTGCCTTTACGTCTTACCGTCGAAGACTCCAGATGCTACGGATTTCAGTTCGGCTCGTTTCGATGCAGCCCTAGAACTAAGTCCACATCTCTCAGAGTTATTCAGTGATGTTAAGAACGTCGGCCACAAAAGAGCTGGCAGTGCTAACCTCTACATCCGTGGTAGCAACAGCCGTTCCGGTTTGAAATCCATTCCGGTTGGCTTTATTGTTTTTGATGAACTGAACGAAATGGATGAAAAGAATGTGATCCTTGCTGAGGAACGTGCCGCGGGCCAACTTCGGTGGCAGATTTTTAAGTTATCTACTCCAACACTACCAAATAAGGGTATCTCAAAAATCTACGACCAAAGCACCAAGGAACATTTTCTTTTTAAATGTCCGCATTGTAGCAGAATAACTGAGTTAGTGTTTCCGGAATGTTTGGTCATTACGGCTGAGGATCGTCTTGATCCTAAAATCAGAGATAGTTATTTGGTTTGTAAGGAGTGCCATGGTGTTCTCAAGCATGAAGAGAAACCTAATTTCTTGAAAAATGGTTTCTGGGAACCTACTGGTCCTAGGGACGTGGATATACGTGGTTTTCATATTCCACAGTTATATTCTTCTGCTAGTAAAGCCTCTCCGGCGAGTCTAGCTTATTCTTATCTATCCTCATTAATTGATCCATTGGAAGCCCAAGAACTTTATAACTCCAAGTTAGGGGTGGCGTATGTGGCGCCTGGTAGCCAGATAACTGATGTTGAACTTATCAATGCCCAACTGAAAAGCAATCGTTGCTGCAACGATATCTTTGATAATACAGCACCGCGTCGAGTGATTACAATGGGGGTTGACGCTGGGACGTGGCTTCACTATGTCGTTAGTGCTTGGTCCCTTCCTGGTTTCGGCCCTGATTTAAATATGAATGCGACCTGTGAAGTTATCACGGCTGGAAAAGCTAGGGAGTTCAGTGAACTGGGAGAGTTGATGAAGCGGTGGCAGGTGATGATGTGCGTCATTGATGCACAACCGGAAACGCGATTAGCTTTTGAATTTGCTATGGCCTATTATGGTCGTGTTAGATTATGCTTTTATAATCATAGTATCTCTGGTAGATTCATAGCTGATGACTCTAATGCCCACCGCGTCCTGATTGATAGGACTACTTGGTTGGATACGTCTTTAAATCGCTTTAGGAATGGTACGGTTATTATCCCTAAGGATATTTCTGCTGAGTTCCAAAGTCAGTTAAAGAGTCCAGTGCGTAGATATAAAGAAGATAAGAATGGTAATCCTGTAGGCTATTACGAGAATATTGGTCCCGACCACTTTGCTCACGCCTACAATTATTCTGAAGTCGCATTACCATTGGCTGCTAGTATTACAACTAATACTGATATTAAGGAGTTCCTATGATTAATATTAGTTCATCGATGCACCCAGATTACTTGGCTGCATCGGTATATTGGGAAAAATATCGGTATATTAAGGATAGTGGGGATGATTTTATTGAGAAATACTTGGTGAAATTCAGCCAACGTGAGAGTGTTGCTGATTTTGCTGATCGTAAAAGTATCTCCACTACTAAGGCGTTTGCCCGTGGGGCGATTGAAGACGTAAAGAACGCCATCTTTCAAAGAATGAGTGATATTTCTCGTCTCGGTGGTTCCAAAGAATATTCCTCAGCGGTATCCGGTGAGAACTTAGGTGTTGACCTTGAGGGGTCAACTATGAACCACTTCATAGGAAGACACGTCCTACCGGAAATGCTCTTCCTTGGTAAAGTAGGTGTTTTCGTTGATATGCCTCGAATTGAGGATAATATCACATTAGCGGATTCCAAGGGTTTACGGCCATATCTCTATACTTATAAGGCCGAAGCCATTAAGAACTGGTCCTTTGACTTCTCTAGTCATGGAACTGAATTCAAAACTCTACTCCTAGAGGAAGCATATCTTACTAACGATGAATTAGGTCTTCCAAGTGGAACGAAGTATCGTTATCGTTTCCTCTCTAAAGAGAATGGAGTAGTTAAGGTAAAACTATTTAATACGGATAGTAAACAAATTGATATCCATGGTGAGATATCTGAGGAAGATTATATTATCAATATCCCGAAGATACCATTTGTATTGTTTGAATTAGATCAACCACTAACAAAGGATATTGCTAACCACCAAATTGCCTTAATGAATATGGAGAGTTCGGATATAAGTTGGATTCTAAGGGCATCCCTTCCATTCTATACAGAACAAACGGATCAAATGGCTCAGGCCATGTTCATGAAGAATGAGGTTGAGGGGAGAGTTGGGAAAAATACTGACGCGGAAATCGGTGCTAACCATGGCCGTTCTTATGGTAAGGGAATGGAACGTCCTGGATTCATTCACCCGTCATCAGAGCCATTAAAGGCTTCAATGGAGAAGCAAAAGGAGTTGAAAGACGACATTAGAATGCTAATTAATTTAGCATTAAGCAATGTGCAGTCTAAATATTCTAGTGCTGAGTCCAAGGAAATGGATGAACGTGGACTAGAAAGTGGTTTAAGTAATCTCGGCTTAATCCTCGAACATGGTGAGCGACAGATTGCTCAGATTTTTGCCTATTATGAGAACACGGACGATGTTGCTACAATTAATTACCCACAAAAATATAGTTTAAAAACTGATGCCCAACGATTGAAAGAGGCAGAATCTCTTGGGGTGCAACGAGAGACAATACCTTCTTCTACTTTCCAAAGAGCTATCTCTAAGGAAATAGCAAATATATTGGTGGGTGCTAAGGTATCTAAGGAGGATTTGGATACAATAATCTCCGAAATTGATGATGCAGTTTATATGACTAGTAAGGCTGAAGATATCCATAAAGATATTGAGCATGGTTTAGTTAGCCTTAAAACTGCGGCTGTTGCCCGTGGTTACTCCGAAGATGAAGTAGAGAAGGCCGCTAAAGATCATACCGAACGTCTTTTGAGAATAAAATTATCTCAAACTAGTGATAATGATAATGATAATGATAATGATAGTAATGGTGCTCGTGGTGTTGCTGATGAAAGTGGTGATCCCGTTAATGATAGTAGAGTGGAGAAAGCGGAAAGTCAAAATCCTGATTTGAGTCCTACTGGTAAAAAACAAGTTAGAGGAGAGGCAAAATAATGGCTAGTTATCCAACAAGTGTATGGACTGGTGATTCGGTAAATCGTGACGTATCTCTTGGTCAACGTAAGGCTCCTAATGCTGACGATTGGCAAAGGGCTGTTGCGGAGATCGCTGCAACACAGCAACATTTGGATGATACAACATCTGGTGTCGATGCAGATGCTATAGATAGTGTTGGTGTAGCGGCTACAGTAGTCGGTCTTACCGTGGTAGAGAAGGGTGATGGAGCTGTCCACAAAACTATCCTCACCTTGGATGAAGTTGAGGTAGCTATTACGGACGGTACTACTCCGGCTACAGATGCGGCATGGGGAACAAAACTCCTCTATACGCTTCCGGTAGGCCGGGCACTACTCCTTGGATCGCACCAAGTTTATCCTCTTGGTGGCCTTGAAGCTGTGACGGGTGGTGGTGGTGGTCTTTCGGATACTGCAGACTTAGAGGTTGGTGTGGGTACCGCAGCCCGAGCCAATGGTACTAACTTTGCTCTCCAGACTACAGAGGAGAACATTTGTGCCAGTATTGATGCTGATTTAGTGGCTGGTGCTTCGGATGCCATTGAAGCCTCTACATCCACAGCAATAGCAGTTCTAGATGGCCATACTTCGGCAATAAAGTTAAATCTTAATGTCGTTGGTCTTGGTGATGATGATAGTGGTGTGACCGCTGATGTTCTTAAAGTAAGCGGTACAATTACAATAGTTTGGACTCTTCTTGGCGATGACTAATTATGAGTAACTGGTTGACAAGTCTCTGGTATGGTCAATCCAAGAGTCGTCTGGACATGGGCAAATTTGCCAGTCCAGATGGCTGGGATTATGAACGTGTTGTAGAGGAAATGGGGAAAGTCCAAAAAGAGATTTTAAACCAGGCTGCTAATAGTGGCAGTATCTTCATTACGGATATTGTTCCACAAGATGAAGATAATGAAGAGGTTTCGAGTAAAGTATTTATTGACGTTGCTGGTCAAACTGTTTTAGCTAGTTGTGTGACTAGTTCTCGTGATATTATTATCACGATTCATTCTACCTTTCCAATGTGTAAGATAGAGGATACAGTTTTTGAACTGGATGCCTCAACCGATACTGGACATTACTCCAAGTCAGTGAATTACACATTGCAGCAAGATGCGGTTGATTTAACTGTTAGTATGGTACTTCCAAATGAGACTTTAGGAACCAGTTACACTACTACCTTAGAGATTGTGGCTGGTCCTACTCTTTTGACACTGCATTTCCTGGGTGGATATCCTGGAAGTCAAACGGAAGTAAAAGAAGGTGATACGTTCCAACTCACAGGGACCACGGATGTTCCCTGTGTAGCGGTACGTATCGCTGATTTCGGGGCTTGTGTTGCTTCTATCCAAACCTTTCCCTCCACGAATACCTTTGTGGTAACAGGGACGGTGGATACTACTGGCTACACAACACAAGCCTTGGCGGCTAGTGTTCAAGCACGTAATGCGGCTGGGGCCTATGGCCCAGTTCGCCTTACTAATGTGGATGGATCGGACGATGGCTACCACACAATTAAATGCAACGATACAAGGCCAACATTTATTGATAATGGCTTTACGAATGAAAGCAATCCAGGAGCGCTTGCTTTTAAAGGTATTGAGGCCGGAGTCCAGGACACAACAGTAGCTGCTTTTGATACTATTGTCTATTCCTCACCACACGGTGATTTCGTCATAGCGAATGGCACAACCTATGAGAAAATTAAAGACATTACTTGCGTTAATCCTGGGGATTATAATGATAATAATATCAACTTTAGGATAACAGCAACCAGGGCCGCTAACGGCTATATTTCTGTTTTTGATAAAACTATCGAAGTTGCAGATATCGCACCACTACTAACAGTAACACAAGCAGATAGTAGATTGCGTTCTGAAAATGAGCATATTATCACTGTGACATCCAATCAAAATCTAGCCATAGCACCTAATCTCAATATTGTTGTTGGTGGAACGTGGCAAGGTGCCGGTTTCGTGGCTACTCCTAGTGGCCAAAAGAAAATCTGGACTCGTTCACTTTTGATAGAAAACGATGATGCCCGCGGTACGGCTGCTTGGATGCAATTCGTTCCGGCGACAAATCAATCTGGATACAATGCTACTACCACTGGAAACTGCGTGATTGGTGGTTTTGAACCAATAAGTGTGGTTTTCGATCATACACCAGATTGGCCTTTGGAACCGATCTCCGACTTAGTGGGAATCTCGTGTTTACCCACTAATCCTGAAAAATTAGTGTGTTATGATAATAGTGGCCATTTACTTACCTACCAAGCTAATAAATTGGATATTGCTTATCGTTTCACAATAGTTGATGCTGGTGGTAATCTAAGTGACACCGGTAATTATATTTATTGGTGTGATCTAAATGCCGTTGCGGCGAACGCCTCTGGTACAGCTTATCTAACTCTTGAAGAAACCATTTGACATTGTAGGAAATAAATATGTCAGAATTCACTGATTTCATTACTTGGGTACAAATAGAATTGGCTATTCGCCCATCTATGATAGAGATTGGTGAATATGGCTCTTTAATAGTTAAGGCTGATAACCCTTATTCCCGTGATTATCTTGAATTAAGTCAAGGGGAAGAGGGTCAGGTCTTAACTTCACATGGTATAGGTGCCTTACCTACTTGGGAAACGGGTGGTAGTGGAAGCATAGGGCCAACAGGGCCAACAGGTCCTAGTGGACCTAGTGGACCTAGTGGACCTAGTGGGCCTAGTGGACCTAGTGGGGCCAATGGAGTCGATGGAGTCGATGGTGCTACAGGACCTAGTGGGGCACCTGGAATAGATGGGGCTACGGGGCCCAGTGGAGCTACAGGACCTAGTGGAGCTAATGGAGTCGATGGTCCTACTGGAGCTACTGGACCTAGTGGAGCCACGGGACCTACTGGAGCCACTGGGGCCACAGGGCCAGAAGTTGATCGTGGGTATTCAACTACTTTACTATATGGCGAAGATGGTCATTACTATGGTACGGTAGCCGTGGGGCTGTATGTTTATTTTATTCCACGTTCGGGCACAACATATATCTTAAAATTAAACACGGCCACCAATGAAATTACAGAATTAGGATCGCTTACCTATGAGTCTTATGGGGATGCAATATTAGCGCCCAATGGGTGCATTTATTGTATTCCGGTAGCGAGTACCGCGATTCTAAAAATTGATACTGCTACCGATACTATCACTACCTTTGGTTCATTAGCAGGAAATTATGGGTGGTTTACGGCAGTATTGGTTGGCAATAATATCTATGCCATACCTTATAGTAGTGAAACAGTTCTAAAAATTGATACCACTACTGACACCATTACTACTTTTGGCTCATTAGTTGGCAATGGCAAGTGGTGGGGAGCGGATAAAGTTGGTAATTATATCTATGCCACGCCTTACAATGAAACATCTATCCTTAAAATCAATACAACTAATGACACAACATCTACTTTTGGAACCTTTGATGCTGGCGGTACTAAATATAAATCCGCGGTAGCCGTTGGTGATTATATCTATGGCATACCTTATAGTAGTGAAACAGTTCTTAAAATTGATACCACTGACGACAGTATCACTACCTTCGGTACCTTAGTAGGCGGTGGGAAATGGAGTGGAGCAAACTACGTCGGTAATTATATTTTCGGTGTACCCGCATTATATGATTATGTTCTTAGAATCAATCCTTTAGATGACTCAATAAGTACGACGGCTTCGGTTGGTGTTGGGAATTGGGAACGTGGAGTAGCAATTGATAATATAATCTATTGCTCACCCGGTCCATCGTCACCAATACTAAAAATTATAACCGATGGATTAATTGGACCTAGCGGACCTAGCGGACCTAGCGGACCTAGTGGACCTAGCGGACCTAGCGGACCTAGCGGACCTAGTGGTCCAGCAGGAGCTACAGGACCAACAGGAGCCACGGGACCAGCAGGAGCCACGGGACCAACAGGAGCTACAGGAGCTACAGGAGCAGGTGCTACTGGAGCCACCGGACCAGCAGGGGCCACGGGTCCAACTGGTGCAACTGGTGCAGGAGCCACTGGGGCTACGGGAGCTAAGGGACTCCAATGGAAAGGTGAGTATGATGATGGTGTTACCTATTACGTCGATGACGTAGTAAAATACTATCTTGGTACTATTTATGGCGACTCTGCTTGGATTTGTAAAGCCACTACCACAGGCAATGTGCCTGATTTACTAGCAAACCCTTATTGGGATTTATTAGTAGAGGGTGGTGATATAGGGCCAACGGGGGCAACAGGTGCCAAGGGTGATGATGGAGTAATAGGACCAACTGGTCCAACTGGGGCAACGGGTCCAAGTGGTGGTCCAACAGGAGCAACGGGACCAGCAGGATGCCAGTGGCAAGGTGAGTGGGATAGTGAAACCTTATATGAACTTAATGACCTAGTTACTTATTCAAGTGGTGTTTCTGGTAAAGGTGATTCCACTTGGATTTGTGTCACTTCGGCTCTTGGTGAGATACCAACAATACCTTCTGCCTACTGGGAACTTTTCTCCGAAGGCGGTGATATAGGACCAACAGGCCCAAGTGGTGGACCTACAGGACCAACGGGGCCAACAGGCCCTAGTGGCCCTCCAGGAGGACCGACAGGGGCCACGGGCGCCACAGGTGCAACAGGAGCTATCGGAATTCCTGATGATACTGGCCAAGATTATTTTGGTTATATTATTCCATTAAAAGAATCCCTGGGTACTACTTGGACTGATCTTGGTCAACAAGCTAGTGAAACAACTATAAGAACGATATGTTATATCGGTAATGGTATAGTTATTGCAGGAACATCTACACATGGAAAAATATTTCGCTCTACCAATTATGGGGCTACTTGGACTGATCTAGGAACCATCGTAGTTGGTGAAGAAGGTGTATATAGCTCGGCTTATTTGGGAAATGGTATAGTGCTAGGTGGAACAGCATCACATGGACATATAATAAGATCAACAAACTATGGTGCCACTTGGACTGATTTAGGTCAACAATACAGCGAAATGTTCATTATAAGTCTAGGAAATGTTGGTAATGGTATTGTAGTAGCTGGTACTGTGGCTAATGGAAAAATACTTCGTTCCACGAATTATGGTGCCACTTGGACCGATCTTGGGCAACAATACAGCCAAGCTAGAATATATTCATTTGCATATCTAGGAAATGGTATAGTTGTTGCAGGAGCATATCCCAACTGTAAAATTTTAAGGTCCACAGATTATGGTGCCACATGGACTGATCTTGGAACTATTGTAGCTGGAGAAACTTTAGTTATAGGATTAACTTATCTTGGAAATGGTATAGTTGTAGGTGGAACATCTGGTCATGGACATATCGTAAGGTCTATAGATTATGGTGCCACCTGGACTGATCTAGGTCAACAATATAGTACTGCTATGGTTTATAATTTTGCCTATCTTGGGAATGGTGTTGTTGTAAGTGGAAGTGGTAATAGTGGTAAGATTTTAAAATCAATAGATTATGGTGCTACATGGACTGATCTTGGTCAACAAGCTAGTGAAACCACAATCCCAAATATATGCTACCTTGAGAAAGGTATTGTCCTAGCCGGCAGTGCGCCCAATGGAAAGATATTCAGAAGTATTTTATTATAGGATGTTACTATGAGATTCCATATTGTTGGCCTCCCACATACTCAAACGAATTTACACCATAGTGCTTGTGCGTTCACAATGAAGATTTATCATTTCATTCAAATGATGACTTCATTAGGCCATGAATGTATACACTATGGTGTTGAGGGTAGTGAGGTAGAATGCGATGATATTATTATCATGTCCAAGGAGGAACAGAAGAGGTTCTTTGGTCCTTACAATCCCGAACAACTATATAATGTTGATTGGAGTGGTAAAGCCGAGTATTGGAAATTACTAAATGATCGTGCCGCGGTAGAAATAAACAAACGAAGTCAAAAACAGGATTTCGTCTGTATTATTATGGGGACTCTAAATAAGTCTCTCCACGATAAATTGACTCCAAATAAAACTCTAACCGTGGAATATGGCATTGGTTACAATGGCACGTTCTCCAATTACAGAGTCTTTGAATCTTATGCACATATGCACAAGATTTGGGGAGCACAAGGTAGTTATGACCCTGATGGTAAATTCTATGACTCGGTAATACCTAATTACTTACAACCAACTGACTATCCTTTTCAAAGCAAAAAAGATAATTACTTTTTGTACCTAGGACGTTTAATTCAAAGGAAGGGAATCCATATTGCTATTGAGACTTGTAAACGAATTGGTGCCAAACTGATAATCGCTGGGCAGGGATGCAAGGAGTATAATCCTCAAAAACATTCTCTGCTTTGTGAGGATGGACAATACTATCAATATGACAATATGGAGTTTGTTGGGTTCGCCACGGGAAAGAAGCGGGCTGATCTTTTCTCTAAAACCAAGGCCGCTTTCGTTCCTACGATTTACATCGAACCATTTGGGGCTGTGGCTATTGAGGCTCAAATGGCTGGAACACCGGCTATCACTACGGATTTCGGGGCCTTCCCCGAAACGGTAGAACATGGACGGACGGGGTTTCGATGCCACACCCTTAATGAGTTCGTGACCGCAGCTAATAATGTATCGAACTTGAATCCCTATTATATCCACAAGCGGGCAGTAAATATGTATTCCATGGATAAGGTTCGTTGGAGATACCAAACATATTTTCAACAACTATTGGATTTATGGAATAATGGTTGGTATGCACTTCACCAAGAGATTGATGAGTTCTGGTTAAAAGGATATAGATAATGGCAATTTATGGAACCTTAGCAGCGGCTGATACATACTTTTTAACACGACTCTATGTGGACTCATGGACTAATGAAACCGACGCCAATAAAACCAAGGCATTAAATGAGGCAACACAACGAATAGATAGACTTCGTTTCGCTGGTTATAGGGTGATGGATACTCAGGACTTAGAATTCCCTCGTTACTATGGAGATGAAGCAGATAACACCGAAATCATTCCTTTAGACATTGAACTGGCATGTTATGAGATTGCATTTTCTTTGTTAGATGGTATTAATCCTGAGACTGAACTGGAGAATTTGAGAGTAACATCCCATGCTTTTGGTGTTGTTAAAACAACGTATGATAAAGATAATTTGCCTGATTACTTAATTGCAGGCATTCCTAGTAGGATAGCCTGGCAATACTTGTTACGCTATTTGGATAATAATCGTAACATTTTTATCCATAGGGTATCGTAATTTTCTATTTTCTATCGAAGGGTACTCTATCCCGTTTTAAACCCAATAGAGGGTATGGAGAAAAAGACAATGCTTAATTCTAATTTCGATTCGCTGATTTTAAAATCAATTATGTGCTTTGAAGGTGAGGAAGGTAAAGACCCGAATACCAATCCGGAGTCAAAAACTGAGACAAAGACTGAGGAAACAAAAACCTTCACGCAAGATCAAGTTAATGAGTTAATGGCTCGTGATCGGCGTAAGAATCAAGAGGCTCAGAAGCGTATAGTAGGGCAACTTGAGGAATACCAAAAGGTAGCTAAATTAACGGCCGATGAGAAAGAGGCGCTTGAGAAGCAGATTGATGAACTACGTCAGCAAACTATGTCCGCTGAGGAGTTAGCTAAGCAAGCGGCTGATAAGACGGCCAAAGAGCACGCTACAATAATCTCTCAACTAGAGTCCGAAAAGGAACAGTGGCGTAATCGACACGATAACCTTGTTATTGAGTCGGCCATCACGCGGGCGTCCGTACAGCATGGGGCTGTGGACCCAGACCAGATTCTAGCCGTCTTACGCACTAAGCAGTTGAAGATGGTAGACGTACTGGGAGACGATGGTAAGCCGAGTGGCATGTCGGTACCACGGGTAAAACTACCCGACGTAAATAAGGAAGGTAAGCCAATTGAACTAGACCTAACGGTCGAAGATGCCGTTAAGCGTATGAAGGATTTAGATAAATATGCTAATTTGTTCAAGAATAGTAAAGTTGGTGGTATGGGTAATTCGGGCTCAACGAAGACTGGTAAGATTAATTTGATTGAGATTGCTAAGACTGATCCAAAACGCTACCGTCAGTTAGTCAAAGAGAGACCGGAACTTCTGGGCTAAAATACGGGTGTCAATTTCCGGGAGTGCTTGTATTATTTCCTAAAAGAAAATCAGGAGAGTGGTTGTGGAAAATTTAAATTATCTGCGTTTCGTTGCTTTTGATAATGATTTTGATACTGACGATCGTGCTTGGGTTCCAGAGGTTTGGGCTGCCCATACTCTAATGCTTCTCGAAGAGAACATGGTTATTGGGCGGCTAGTCTATACAGATTTCAGTTCTGAGATTGCTTCTTTTGGTGATACGGTTAATACTCGAAAGCCTGGTATTTTTACTGCCAAGCGTAAGGGTGTGAATGACGATGTGACGGTTCAGAATGCAACAGCCACGAAGGTGCCAGTTGTATTGAATCAACACGTTCATACTTCATTTATGATTCGTGATGGTGAGGAATCTCGTTCCTTAGCTGATCTTATCAAGGGATATCTAAAGCCGGCTGCGGTTTCGATGGCTCGGCATGTTGACAAAATTCTTCTTGGTCAGGTTTACCAATACCTAAATAACTGTGTTGGTGATCTTGGTCAGATGAATGCTACCACGGGTGATGCACATAATGCTAAGAACTTGATTCTAGATGCACGTAAGGCGATGGATGAGAATAACTGCCCTGATGAGGGTGGACGTGTTCTTATTCTATCACCAAGCAGTGAGACCGATGCTTTACGGTTAGACCTATTCATCAGTGCCGAGCAAGTGGGTGATAATGGTACTGCTCTCCGTAAGGCTTCTCTCGGAGAGAAGTTAGGATTCCAGTGCTTCAAGTGTCAAAATGTCCCAAGTGTCACCGACACTGGCATAGTGGATACCGATGATATTGCTGCGGCTGCTGCTGGTGCCACCACAGTTGTAAGTGATGGTGCAGCGGGTGCTGGTTATGTAGTTGGCCAGTATATCTATTTTGTTGATGGCACTACATCACAAGATCGTATGCCTTACCGTATTACTGCTATCAACACTGATACATTGACTCTTAACCGTCCTCTTCGTGTAGCTCTAGCTAATAATAGTGATGTTTATCTCGTTCCGATGGCCTCAGTGGCTCTCGCTGAGCATACTGCTGCCGGTGGTCCTTCCGCCTATCCGGCTGGTTATACCAAAGAGATTTGGGTTGATGGAACTGGTGTACCCACGATTGGTCAGCTTTGCTCATTCAATAATGCTGCCACACCACTAACGGATGAGTACTGCATTATTGACGTTGTGGATATGACAACGGCCTATGCTATTACCCTAGATCGTCCTCTTGAGGCGGCTATTGCCAATAACTATACCGTGGGTCTGGGTCCTGGTGGTGAGTATAACTTTGCTTTCCTCCGAGAAGCCCTTGCTCTAGTTGTTCGGCCACTAGCTCTACCTCGGGCAGGTGCTGGCGCTATCGCTGGTGTTTCGAATTATAATGACCTTTCAATGCGTGTCACTATCACTTACGATGGTGAGAAGCAGGGTCACTTAATCACGTTGGACATGCTCTGTGGCGTTAAGGTTCTCGATGAGGACCAGGGCGTCGTTCTAATCGGTTAGTCGTCTTCCAATGGAAACAGGGATGGGTGGCCTATACCACCCATCCCTTGGGGATTGAATATGGAATGTAAGCCGCAAGATTGTCCAGGTTTGGACCAATTAACAAAAGAATTCTTGAGTATCAAAGATAAAATTGATATTATGTTTGAAGCATTGGTAGGTGATCCCACCAACACTAAAGAGAAACCAGGATTCTTAATCAGGATAGATAGGCTGGAACGATCCTACAGTATTTTGAAAACTGTTTCAATTATGATGGGTGGTGGTTTGATAACTGTTATCTGCACCCTTATAACAGGGGTCATTTTAAGGGTACTCTAATGATTGATCGCAAAACAAGTCGTTTCATTTCTAATGTAATCTATGTCTTCAAACGTGATTATGGATATCCAATCACTTTTTATGAAGTTCTAACTTCCACAGTAGATTATGAAACAGGACACCAAGCGTCAAGAATAGAGTCCATAATAGTGCCACTAGCCGTGGTTCTTCCAGAAGAGGTAGCGAGGAAATTTAATAATAAGGCCATAAGTACCCAATACCAATTTGGGGCGGTCTATGACAATAATATCAAAACACTGTTAGTAGATCAGCGTGACCTTGGTGATTTTATTATCACCACAACGGGTTACTTCGTTTACGAAGGTGCCCGTTGGAATATCACTAAAATTATTGAGTATGACTACAAAACCGCTTTTATTATTATTGGAGAGCATGTCCCTGGGGCTCCTATCCATACTATAACAGAGGCTACTGTTGATACTGATATTACAATCAATCCAACAGTAACAGAATAGGTTACAATATGAATAAGAATTGGGCTAGATGGACCTATGCTTCCATAGCTAAGCACTTTAGTGATGCTATGATTGCAAATAGTATTGCCTTTTATTCTGAGGGGATGAATCGAGTAACCCAAAATACTGAATGGGTGGAATTAAGAATAGAGGGGCCACACCAACGTCAACTGCAGAGACACGAATATATTTTGGAAGCAAGTGTTAGTCTCATTTGGGTAAAACATATTACTCAATCAGAATTGCAACGTGGCGAGGATATTAAAGGAATAATCCTTGAGGCGATGCAGAATATTTGTGTTAAGAAGTATGGCGATGGTGCTGGAGATGATGAAACAATTATAGGTACATTGACGCTCAATAAAGATATAAGATGTCATAATCTAGGTTTAGTTGGTGGTTCGACGCTAATACAGGGGTTAGTTGAGGCGTCTTTTCGTATGTTCTTGTCAGAGTAAATTAAATGGAGAAGCCATGGAATTTCTAAAAGGTGTTAAGGAATTTGTTTGTTTTGCCCCTATTGATCTTAAATTAGCCGATCTGTATATCCGGGATGGTTGGACGGCCACGGGTGTTACTAACACAGCTCTAGAGCCCCTTGGTGAAACCTCGGTTGCCCTAACCGCGTGCAGTGAGAACGTACCTGTTGGTGCTACCGTTCATTTTGCCAACGACTCAACGGACACGGAATACGTGGTTGAGTCACGGACAACTACAGGTGGAGCCAACGCTGTTTTCACTCTTGATCTAGATAGTTCGGCATCTGGCTCGTACACACTTACCTATGCTGGTCAGACCACGAATAGTATTTCTTATGATGCCGCGGCTAGCCTAATTCAATTGGAATTGGAAGCGTTAGACGGTATTGGTAATGGCGACATCCTAGTTGCTATTCCTGGTGATATTACTATCACTTTCCAGGATGATCTAGCGGCAACACCAATATCCGCTACTGTATTTACTTTTGATAAAGGTACATTAAACGGCACTACCCCCACCCTCACACTGACTACACCGGGTGTGGTTGATGGTACAACAACTGCTATCGTCTTGACTGCTGGTTTGGCTGCCGCAGTAGCGGCTGGTGGAGCCGTGACGTTTACGGGTCGCCGACTTGATATTAAAATTGGTGAAGGTAATCTAACGTATACCGAAGCCAAGACGCGGGAGTATATTCCTAACCGTGGTCGTATTGGTACGGTGAACGGTGGGACTATCCGCGATGGTGTTGATGAACCAATGGCTGTTAGTTTTGAGTTCGTCTGGGAATGGATTACCGGTGTGACAGCCAGTGGTATCCCCACTATCGAGGACGCACTAAAGCAACGTGGTGAGGCTGCTTTGTGGGAAACCACTTCAACCGATCCATGTGAACCATATTGCGTTGATCTTGAAATTCATTATGATCCCGCTTGCGGCGGTGCTAATAGTGAAATCATTGTACTGCCTGAGTTCCGTTGGGAGAGTCTTGCCCACGATCTCAGTGCCAGTACGGTTTCTTGTGAAGGTAAGTGTAACGTAGTCGAGGCTACCGTCACTCGTGGCTAACAGTTTCTTATTCTTATTCCTATTCTGAAAAGGTTATATTATGAAGATTAACGGTCGCAAGATATCTGAACCGAATAAAGAATATATCGCTATCCCACGGGGTAATGGCGAGGATATTGTATTTATTGCTCAAGCCATCATTGATGGCAGTGAGTTCGAGAAACTATGCCCCGTACCAAAACCTCCTCTCCGTAAGATAAATGGCGAGGATATTCCTAATCTCAAGGATGACAATTACCTGAAGAAGATTGATAAGTATGCTAAACAACGCCTTGCATGGATGATATTAACATCCCTAGCCTCTACTGAGGGGTTAGAATGGGAGCAAGTTGACCTGGGAGACCACTCAACTTGGCACCTATATGAGAAGGAGTTGCGTGATTCTGGTTTCAGTACAACTGAAATCCAACGAATCATTAATGGCGTACTTAATGTGAACTGCCTTAATGAGGAGAAAGTTGAGGAGGCTCGTGCCCGTTTTTTACTTACTCTTCAAAAGCAACAAAGCGAATTAAACTCCCTACCGGACGCACTACAGACTATGCAATCTGGCGAGCCTGCGAGCGACTAGGTATTCGTCCACCGGGAGTAAAAGACGGTTGGGATGATTGTAATATCGAAACTCAAAGTACAATAGTTGGCTATAATCAAGTCCGTGAATTAGAGAGTTCTGAGAGCTTTGAGGGTTTGTTTCGATGAAATTCACTGGTAAAATGGTAGGTGTCAAACTTGATATGGTAGCATATCAAAAGAAATTGGATGACTATTTGACACTTAAATTACATGAAGTTGCTAAAGCTTGGCTACGCGGGGTCACAGGACGTGTCCCCGTGTGGTCGGGCATGGCAAGAGGTTCGTTACTTTCTTTAGTTGATCTTATTAACGGATCGTTACTTATCACACCCAAAAGTGGCGTACCTAGTCGTATTCCTGAGGGTGAACTCCTTGGTTCTGCAGTACCTGAGTATGGACCCACTGATTATAAAATCACGATCTCTACAAAGGTACCACACTATGTCACACAAGAGTATAAAAATGTTGGTATAAGTAAATCGGCACCTTGGTTGTCTTTCGCTGCCGGTTTAATAGCTGCAAGTGAATTGTCTAAAAAAGTGAAACTACCACAACCTGTTTTTCAGGCTGTTAAAATAAAGGGATTCTAGGATGTCCGATGAACTTAAAACTGTATTAGGTTTTGATGCCAGTGGGGCTATCTCAACCTTAAAAGAACTAACGGCCAATCTTAGTTCTTTTACGGCTGGTGTCCATAAGTCTGCTGCTGCATTAAGGGCTTTTAATAAGGCATCTACTGGTGTTGAACAGAATCTATCGACTCTGAGTGCAAACGCAAAATCATTTGCTGTTGCCACGGGGAATACAGCGTCCTCAACAAACAAGGCTTCTACAGCCCTTGGTTCGTTATCTAAAACCAGCAGTACAGCCGTTACTGCTACGAATCAAATAACTAAAACACAACAGCAATTAGGTAATGTAATTGAAGAAACTGCGGAAAAGAATAAGAAATCATTCTTATCCACGATTCTTAGTTGGCAGGCTGTTGTTCGTATTTTTGCTATTCAGTATATACACCAGGCAGTTTCTAGTTTAACAAGTGCCTTTGTTGATGCCGCAACAGCCGCTCGTGAATTTGAAATCAATTTAGCTGAAATCCAGACTATCGGTGAAAAGTATCAGGGAGACTTCGAGGGATTAGCCAACCAAGTCATGGCTTTCTCTGAGGCCACTGGACAACCACTAAAAGCGGTTACAGAAGGTACGTATGAGATTCTATCCAACCAGGTAGTGGGGGCCGCCGATACTTTTAATTTATTGCAAACAGCTAGTGATTTTTCTATCGCGGCAGTAACTGACCTTGGTTCGTCAGTGAATTTGCTTTCTGCTGTAATGAATAGTTATGGCATGGCTGCTTCCGATGCCGAAACGGTATCTGGTAAGTTATTCCGAATGATCGACTTAGGCCGTGTTCGCGGTCAAGAGTTAGGTGATACAATTGGTCGCGTTACTGCTTTAAGCAGTGAACTGGGGGTTAATTTCGATGAAGTGGCGGCTTCTCTAGCTACACTAACTATCAGTGGTATTAAATACAATGAAGCGTATACCCTAATCACTAACATTGAATTAAAATTAATTAAACCTACCGAAGCCTTACGTCAACGTTTCGATGAATTAGGTATCGCATCTTCTGAGGCTGGTATACAAGCTTATGGTTTCCAGGGGTTCTTAACGAAGATTACTGAGGGCAGTAATGCTACAGCTACGGAACTAGGTGAACTATATAGTCGTGTCCGTGCTATCCGTGGTGCTTTAGGTTTAACAGGACAATCGGCCGAACGCTATATCTCCTATCTACAACAAATTAAAGAAGCTAGTGCTAGCACTCTTGAGAAATCAAAAGCCCTTGTTTTCAATACGAACGCCAAACAAGTAGAGATAGAATTAAATAAGGTCAGCGTTGCGTTTACCAAAATAGGTCGGGATATTACTGCCTATAGTCTAACCTTCTTTAAGTTCTTTGGTGGGGCTCCTGCGGCAATTGGGGCCATGACCAAAGCGTTAGTTGTTGCCACGGCTACTTGGTATGTTGCGTCGAAAGTAATTAAGGGTACATTCCAGAGTTGGGTTACTGGTTTTGCAACAGCACAAATAGCAGCAAATAAAACTGCTCAGGCACTAGGGATATTAACTTTCCAAGTGACTGGTTTACGTGGTATTTTTCTTAATGCCACGAACGCTCTCAAGTCTTTGATGAAGTCCCCACTAACATGGGCGGCTATAGCCTTTGCAGCAGTGGCGGCTTTGCAAGCCGTCTACAATCGTGCATCTGCTGCTGCCAAAGCCGCGGATGATGAGATTATAAAATCAACGGAGGCGCGACATAAAGCAAACCTCGTTGCAGTACGTGCGGAGATTGAGGCAGCTCAAGAGGGTGCTTCAAAACAACTAAGCGTACTACAACAGTATCTACAAGATCGTGCTAAACTCTATAATGAGATGATCTCTACTACTGGACAGTTGGAAGAGATTCAATTCAATAGTCTAAAAGATCAACTTAAAGAGAGTGGTACGGCGGCGAACGCTTTCTTTGATAGTATTATCATGCGTGCTAAAGACGCTGATAGTACCGTCATTCCTATTAATTTCACATTCAATAAGTATGCTGTTACTAGTGCTTTCGATGATCTTATAAGCAAAACTAAGGATTTACATGGCGCTTTAAAGCCTATTAACGAGGCATTGAAAGACCTATTCTTTGAATTCAAAGACTTCAATTTTGAACGATCCCTTAGAAGTCTATCAGAAGCCGAACAAATAAAGAAACGGATCGCTGAGAGTCAGCGACTACAACAACAATCTATTGCGGCCTTCCGTCAAGGAAACACGGAACTGGCTAAGGATTATTCCACACAGGCTAAAGAGCAAGCGAAGACCGCTCTAAGCAGTGCAGATCAAATAAAGAATGTTGATCTCGTTAGAAAGGCTGAGGATAACGTCCGCAATTCTCTACGTCAACAGGCTGATATTCAGAAAGCTCTTGGCCAACAGATTATTAATAGGGGTAAACTAGCGAAACAGGAATCAGCTAGTATCCAACAAAGTAAGACCTATCTTAATTCGTTAATTGATACGTATACTGCTCAGCGTAAGAAAATGGAGCAGATGGACAAGGACGCTGCTGGTGGTTTAATAAATCTTGATCCTGAGCAACGTGCTAAGGCTGAGGCAGAATTAAAACAGATTGCTAAACTTATTGATGAAGAACTAACTAACATAAAAGGTAAGGGTGGTTTAGCAAAGGCTCTTGGACTAACGGAAGAGTTTCGTGGCGTCTCTGGAATAAACTTCTTCGATCCTATTACGGGTCAGGTAACTACTTTTGAGAAAGCCACAATAGCCTCTATTGATCGAATTGAAGCACGATTCCAAACCTTCGCTGCTAGTGCTTCTAAATCAATGCAGCCCATTATTGACTCCTTAGTTGGGGCAGGGACGCCATTTGAACAACAGAATAGATTGGCTACTCTGGGTCAACAACTAGGGGATTACTCAACCGCTCAAAAAACCGTAGGCGAAGAGCAAGAGCGGATAAATGCTACCCTGGAGCGTGAGGGTACCATACGTGATAGACTTAGAGCTGAATTAGAGAAAACTAAGTTTGTTACACCAATTGATTTTGATAGTAGTGCATTGATAACAGACCTAGATAATAGGGTGGCTAAATTATTTGAGTCCATGCGCAGTGGTCAAACGGATACAGTAGAATTTGCTCAACAACTCAAAGATTTAAGTGCCATTGCTGATTCTTTTGGTGAGGCTAGAGGGAAAAAGGGACTCTTCTCTGGGTATCTTTCTGGATTACTGGAGGGCGATGAATCTAGTGTTCTTAGGGAACTTATTGGTTTAGCTACGGAAGCCTCGGAGGCCCAAGGACGTATTGGCAAAGAAACTGAGAAAATGGATGTGGGATCGACAGCAATGTCGAGACTCAAACAATTCGAGGGAGCCATTAAGTCTTGGGAAACCAAAAACATTACATCTAGTCAGAATGTAGGGTCTGCTTTAAACAATAATATCGCAAGTGGTGCATCGGCTGGAGCCGGTGCGGTAAATGCTGCTGCGCAGAGTATGATAGGTGCTCTTCAAGCTGTTTCTGCGCAGGCGGTTGCTACGGCACAAGCTATAGCTCAGGCGAGTGCTCAAACTTCTACGGGAAAACAATTAGGTGGATTATTATATCGGGCCTCCGGTGGTTTCACAAGAGGTACTGATAAAATACCTGCTATGTTGAGTCCTGGAGAGTTTATTGCTAATCCAAAGGCATCCAGACAATTCTATACTCAACTAGTTGCTATGAATGCTGGGATGCGTCCTTCATTCAAGTCTAACGGTGGACCGGTAGTAAACGTCGGTGATATTAATGTCAATATGAGTGGAACAAATAATAATAGACAAGATGCTCTTAATGTTGCTACCGTTATCCGTAGAGAGATTCGACGTAACACGTTAAAACTAAGTTAGAGGAGTCACAATGGGTATTTCCAATAAACTAAAACCAAGGGGCCTTTTTACTTTACAACATTTTGATGAGAAAGGTGTTTTAAAGAACACACAGACATTTCCAAATGGTGTTGTAGATGAAGGTGCCGAACACGTCTTAGAGACTGAATTCCGAAGTGGTGCCCCAGTAGCAACATGGTATCTAGGACTAATCAATAATGCTAGTTATACAGGACTAGCGGATGCCGATGTAATGGCTAGTCATGCTGGTTGGCTTGAACTAGTAACCTATACAGAGGCTGCCAGGCCCGCATGGACTCCGGACGCGGCTGCAACACGCGCGATGACCAATGGTACTACCGTTGATTTTAGTATCAATGCCACCTGCGTTATTAGGGGTGTGTTCCTAACATCCAATGCCACGAAGAGTGGCACGACTGGAATACTGTGGGCAACAGCCCTACTGACCTCGGTTATCAATGCTGGTAGTGGCGACACAATTAAGCTAACCTATACAATAGGTGCGTAAATGTCTCTATTATGGATTGACGGTTTTGAGGGATATGGTACGTCAACTGGAAGCGCCCCATCACCAACTGGAGTGATGGGTCGTCGATATAATGCAGTAACAGAGAGTGGTATTGATATTGAGGCAGGACGTTTGGCTGGTTACTGTATAGAACTGGCTTCCTCTACCATTGAATTATCCACTCCTATATTAACAACGAATGCCACTATTATTATTGGTTTGGCTTTTAAAATTAGTAGTGGTGGCGCCAATAATATTCTACTTTTACGTACTGGTACCACAGATGGTATGGGTGTTCGTTGGTTGGATACTGGTGAACTATCCGTGCGATTGGGTGTCACAACTATAGCCTCCACTGCAACATTAGGATTAACCCCCAATACATGGTATTGGCTTGAGTTCAAAGTTGTTACTGATAATAGTACCGGTAGTTATGAATTAAAGATTGGTGGTACTACTGTCCTAAGTGGCACAGGGATTGACACCCAACCGGCAGCATCTGCCTACCATGATAACATCTATTTTAAATCAACATACCCGCTGAGTATTGATGACTTATATATTTGTGATGGTGCAGGAAGCATAAATAATGACTTCCTTGGTAACTGCCGTGTCCTTGCTATACGTCCGGATGGTGCAGGAAACTCCACACAATGGACGCCAAAAAGTGGTAGTAATTATGCAGCCGCAAATGAAGATATTATTGATGATGATACATCATATATCGAAAGTGATACTACGGATAAATTAGATTTGTACACATATGATGATGTTGCGGATGTAGGTGATATTTTCGGCATTCAAGTTAATACGTGTTGTAAGGAAACGGATGCCACTAACTATAGTTTGAAGACTACTATTAGAAGTAATTCTACAAACTATGATGATACCGCTCAGGTCATTGGTTCGGTGAATTATGTAAACAAGAAACGAATAGCAGAGGTTGATCCCGCTACTACTGTGGCTTGGACTATCACTGGTCTTAATGCCGCAGAGTTTGGAATTAAGGTTGGATAATTATGGTTCTCCGAGCCACTAATCAATGTGTTGATGTATTAGCTGTGGGCAGTGGTTCACTAAGGACCACTGCCCAATATGCTGATATATTAGTAAATAAGGATGGTAATCTTAGAGTTACTAATCAATATGTTGAAATTCTAACAGAAGCTATTTCTCCACCTTTCGTAACTAATGACCTAGTGGTAACGGCCACTGTAACAGCAATAAAGATAATCAACGTCTATGTAAATAATAGTCTTGGTTTTGATTTCGATGGTTTTTCTGGACAACGTATATCAGCTATTACTACTTTGGACGTGGATACTGATTCATCTTATTTTTGGTTTCCTAATGAAAGAGAAGTAGTAAACACTGATCTTGATTTTAGTATCGGATTAGAGATAGAAGGGTGGAAGACAGCCACTACAAATCTAGTTCTGACACAAACGGTGGCGGTACAGCAACCTTACTATATCAATGCCTCTAACAGAATTTACTTCACAGTTAGCAGCCGTAATACGAATTTCCCTGTTGCTGTTGTAACGACACTAGATTTAGAGGCTACAACAGGTCGTGCTTATTTCTCCAGTGTTTTGCAGAGTTTTGTATTAACAGCGGATGCCGAACGTCTCACCCTTGCAACCAGCACTTTAGTTTTCACACAATCAATTCTAGTTGGCAAAACAAGAGGGATACCAGTTCAGGAGATTGATTTTAATATCACTCTTGACACGGAGACAACCTACCATAAAACGGTGGTCCAGGATTTAAGTATTGGTCAGGCTATTACGTACTATCTTGATGATCCTTGTTATCAACACTTATACCACCCATTCCTTGGGGTTACGGAATTATCTATTCTAGATGATCTTCCCTTAACGGAGCCACTACAACAAGAAGAGAGTGGTAATGGTATTACACTACGTTACCCATCTGTTGGTGAAGTCGTAACGGAGGTAGTGTTGAGGGGTCCGGAACTGGATAATCAGGATGCCTTAGCCTTCAATAGAATTAACCAAGAGACTCGTGGTGGTGAACTCATTATTTATGCCGATCCGATTTGGCCTAAAATAAATACACTGACCCTTAATTTCTTTGGTCTTCTAAAAACCGAAGTGGATGACGTTATTGATTTTATCAATGACTATCTGGGTCAGGAGATATCATTAACGGATTGGGAGGGCCGTGTTTGGTATGGCGTTATCTCTAGTGGAGAGAACTCTGCTATCCAGAACTATGAACATAACTGGTCATTCTCATTTACTTTCGTGGGTGAACTAGTTGACTACTACCCCGAAGCCAATCATGTGGATATGGTTAATAGTGCTTCGACTCTGGTAGACTATGTACGAACATTAACAGAAACTATTGATTTTGAAATCACGACTTCGGTGATAGGAATTTATAATCCTATTGCCACTACAACATTGACTCTTACTAATACTGCTGTAGGGGAACTGATTGATGTTTAGAATATTGGCACCCCTATCTGGTCCATATATTACTACGGTACTACCTAGTCCCGAGTTAGGGGACCAGACTAACACAATTGGTGAGGTAGGGATTCTAAAGAGTATGGATGGTACTCTTTATACAACAAAAAAGAGTCGCGGTAAACGTAAGCGTATGCAGTGGGGATTCAAGATATCCTTGGAGAAAGCCTTGGAACTAAAGGCGTTCTTTAAAGTCTTCTATTCCTCTCCTGTTAAAATAGTGGACCATCTAGGTAAAACGTGGTCGGGATATTTTACTTCTAATCCATTTAGTTTTACAGACTTCGCAAAACTATCTGGCCCACAGAATGATGAATATACCCATATTACTTTAACCTTTGAGGAAAAGTGATGCGAGAACTATCTCCTCAAGTATTGAGTAGACTCAACAATAATTATGCGCAGGAATACTCTATTCTCATAGAGGTAGAGTGGAATGATTCTAAAATCCTTTATTCCGATAAGAAAATAGATGGTGCGGATTATCCCTACCCACTACTGATAGATGCCTCCGGTCTTACCTGCACCACAACGGTAGATGAAGTAACGGAGGCACAGAATCTAACAATAACTTTAGATGACCATGCTGGTATATTAAAATCTATTATTGATTCAGTTGATATTAACCATAAAAAAGTATGGATTTACTTACTATTTGATGGCCATCCACTTGATTATAAAATCCTACTGCATCAGGGAGAAATACACAGTCCAATAACATGGACCGAAGGTACCCGCACTCTCTCCTTCACCGTTCTTACACAGTTCGATGATATTGAAGTAGGATTCTCAATGGAGGAGGGGGATTTCCCTTCTATTCCGGAAGAGGCTCTTGGTAAGGTATGGCCATTAGTTTTTGGCACTGTTTGCAATATGCAAGCAGTACAACTGACCTCACCAAGACGTGGTACACTTCTCTATGGGGAGGGAATCAGTGATTTCACTCTTCCTCATAGGATTTGTCAAGCTCAAAAAATAATGTGTCCAGAAGTTGTTACTGGAACACAAACTATTGATACGCCATATGGCAATCCAATAAATGGTTGGGATATTCCTTTTGGTGAGGAAGACCAGTGGCAGGAATCTTCAACACAACCTGGTAAATATGAACCCGCGGATTGGCAACAGACGGCCGAGGTAGTAAGTACGGGTATTGATACGGATTGCGTTGATAACCGCATGTATGAGATTTGTAATCTTCTTTATCAAGAAGAACAACAGAAATTATATGAACATACAACACTTACTATTGTCAATGGTGAGAATTTTCCTCAAAACGAGATTACTACTCTCAATATTAATGGCGCGAAATTCAAAGGCACATTCAGTGGTAATGTCTTCACGATTATTGATAGACAACATCCGGAATACGAGGAGTGGATTCATCAGAGTTGCGTTGATATTCCACTATATCAACTAACTACCACAGTAACACGTAGTATGCTTCCCTATCAGGGTGGATGGAGCAGATTAACTTATAACTATGATGCGGCTGACGCCTATCCAGATGTTCAAATAGATGCTATACTCGCGGCGGGATACCACTTGCCTCTTCTACAGGGAGTGGCTTATAAGTGGACTGGTCCGGAAACCGTATTAGCGGATTGCCTAGACGAGGGCGGTACAACGCGGCGTCTAGTTGAGGGTGTCGCCGAATCAAAGAAACTATATGATGAAATGAAGGCTGCAGAATTCCACTGGATTCCTGCTGGCACAGAAGTATATCTAGAGAATGAATCCGAGATCATGTATATTGTGAGTCTATTGCCGGGGACAGTTAATAGTGTTGCTGCCTACAAGAAATTCAAGACCGGTCGTAGTTTATTGTTGGAAGTACCAGTAGATTACTATACAATCTATGAAACTGACTATATCGGCTATGACGTTGTTGAAATAGGTCTATCCAGGAAATTGAGTCAGATTGATTCTGACTGGGAGGATGAATTATATGTTTCCTTCACGTCCTCGGTGGGCCCGAATCCGGTAGACATTATTGAATGGATTCTTACGAAGTACACAAACATAGTCGCCGATACTACTTCCTTTGCTTCCGTGAAGACTGCTTTAACGAACTATCCATCTAACTTCTATCTTAAAGAAAGAAAGAATGTCTTTGACCTAATCAAGGATATCGCCCATCAGAGTCGTTGTGCCGTGTATATCCGTGACAATACAATGTATATTCGGTACTTATCGGCAGAACCAACAGTGGTCAAGACATTAACGGAAACGGATATCATAGCCGAGTCTTTCCTTATCACACATACTGAGAGTGAAGACCTTAATACTAAACATATTATAAATTGGAAGAGACAAGAGGCTGGTGTCGATAGGGATATACCCACGGATGCTAAGATAGTTCTAAAACATAATATACAAAAGTATGGTACGCACGAAGTAAGTTATGACTACTATACACAGAATACTTATGATACAATACTAAAGTCAGCAACCTTCTGGTTAATTAGAGAATCAAATTCATGGAAGTCGGTTGAGTTCTCGACCCCGATGAAACACCTGGATTTAGATTTATTGGATTGTGTTCAATTAAACCTAGCGGTGTTCACTGGTAAATGTGTCATAACATCCATGACTTTTGATGAGTCAAATAACAAGATAGATTTCACTGGTTGGACACCGTTACTGGCTGGAACAACGACACCATATATTTGGGCATGGCCGGCTGCGCAGAACCAACTAGCGAAATTCCCAACTGAGGAAGATGAACCATACTCTGGTGCTGGTTATGATTTTATAATCACACCACCAGAGGGTCACGTTTTACGTAGTGGGTATGTGATTGATAACTCCATTATTTATAGTTCTGGAGACAACTATCCATCTGATATCGGTGATACCACACCAGTAATAACCTGTGACATATCTGATATTATTGATTTCGAGCCCGAAGACCCGGAGATCGAGGAGTTTGAACGACTGCAGCGGAGAGTCAATGAAGGGGCTCGCACACAATATAGACTGCCCGATCCTAAAGAGGGGGATATTTCAAGTAGTACACACCTACCGGATAATAATCATAATCCAGGAGAACCAGAAGAGGGTATTGGCTGTATTTATGAAATAACGGTTTTAGTAGTTGTACCCACTCTTATACACCCATGTAGTGGTCTTGGTTGTAGTAAACTAGGAAAGGGTAAGGCACCTTGTACGGGCCAATTATTCCATAGATACTATACTTATGGATCGGCTGCTTCGGCTTGTGCGGCATATAATAGGATCGTAGGAGAATGGCAGTTGACACAAGAGAGTTGTACCGCATTTGAAGTAGGTTATCCTACTGTATATGGTATGCCTTCGATGAAGTCAATATCCGATCCCACTGGAAAGGGAGAGGGTTGTGTAACTTGTCCGGGTAGTTCAGCCGAACCAAACCACGGTGAAATCTTCAATTCAAAAGAAGTGGAGATATAATATGGCCAGACAAAGAATAGTCCGAATAAAAGCTGGTAAACGAACGGTCTATTACCGGGACACCGTTAGCGGTGAGATAAGTGATGCTCCTTTAATAGAATCCCCGAAAAAGACTACCACTAAAAGTATAATATCCGCTAATAATGAAAATCTACCTGAATTCTGGGGGAACTTAGTTGGGTCTTGTGCTTGCCGACAAGAACTAACACGTTTCAGGGCGCACTGCACCTGCAGTCGTAAAGATATTACTATCAAAGAATGTAATCGGTGTCCACAACATAATAATCTACTCTCTGTTAAGGATGGAGAGAGTAAGGAGTTAGTTCCTGGGGAGGCGCCAAACTTATTGACTAGGATAAATAACTATCAGACTGCAGTAAGGAAATGGATAGCCGCTGGACGACCCTCACGGACGCAAGAAGCCATTGATAATATACGCACGACGTTTTGTGCGAAATGCGATTGGCGTGACCCAATGAAGGACATTTGTAAAGGTTGTGGATGTCCAGTAACAACAAGTGGGTACCCCTTACTTAACAAAATAGCTATGGCTACAGAGAACTGTCCTAAGAAACTATGGTAAATTAAAATAGTAAAGGTAAAATAAGAGGGTAAAATAAATGGCAAAGAAAAAGAACTGGATTAAGGGTGCTATCAAACATCCCGGAGCATTAACACGTAAGGCCAAGGCTGCTGGTATGTCAGTATCGGCTTATGTGGCTAATCCACCCAAAGGAGTAAGTACCGCAACCAAGCGACAAATTGCTTTGGCTAAGACACTGCGCTCTTTTAATTAAAAGTTTTTAAATAAAAAGACCGTACATCAGAATTTCTGATGTACGGTTTTTGTGTTTTAGATTATGTTATGCCGCCCAACGTAAAAGTCTATTATAGACTTCCGCTGTAGCAAGGCAATCCTGTAGGGCGTCATGGGCACATAAATTAGTGACACCCAATCTAGCACATAACGTACCTAGATTGAATCTCATAAAGAACTGTGGTTCTTGCTTTAAATCCGCTATATCCGTTAGGAAAATAGCGGCAGCCATTGTATCACGGTAGTGCGGAGAGAAGAACTGATCGAAGGTTTCAATACCTAACCATTCTTGTATGAAGGCCCTGTCGAAAGGCCAGTTCTGTGCTAATGGTACAATCTTCTTTCCAAAAGGTAGGTTTAATTTCTGAAACCATTCGTCAAATAAATCTGCGCAAGACCATGGGTCTATCGCGGATTGTTGACTTATAGCAAACTTCGTTTTGCTTAATTTAATGGCTTTAGGTTCAATATGATCTGGATACCTAACCTTCATATTCATGTAGAAGGGCATACAGTCTTTTGCTGGCGTGCAATCGCTTGTTAGTGGTAATACGCACACCTGCCAGATATCATTATAACCGGCCACCAAACCTGTTGTCTCCACGTCTACAGCACACAATAAATTACCGAAGAGATATTTGGATGATCTAGCCATTTATCTTTTTCCCCATACACCGGGACACTTCGGATAAGAACTCTAGGAAACGTACATTAAAACGCAGTTCCAAGAAACAAGTATTATGGGGTCTTGAGGCTACTTCCCAGAAACAATCTGTCAAGTAATCATATACTTGGCGTGTTGAAATATCCTTTTTCCACAACAATTCGTGGAGACAGAAAAGCAGTATCTTAACAACTATACAGATGATAGTGAAAATCAAACAACTATAGAAGTTACCAAACATAAGAAAGGCTAAATAGAAACAAATTAGATTAGATACGAACTCCCAGGATATTGCTTTTAATAGTATCTTCATTATCCACCATACTTAAATAAATGTTCGGTAACTGTTTTAGAGGCTAAACCATCCATGGAATCGTGTGAGAATGAGGCTATGATTTTAAAATCATCAGGTGCCGTATACTCTGAAATAAGCACCTTATTAGTTCTCGACCATTGCCTCATTGTCTCCCAGAATGTGACTGGGCACCATACACCACCATAACCAGTGGTGCCTCGATATGGCGGGTCGCAATAAACTACTGAGTTACTGGGCTTGAGATTACGGTAGTTCTTATGTGTGAAAGTCGTGGTTGTACATTTCTTTATACGTTTAAGAAGAGAGTGTTGACACCCCTCAGCATAGTTCCTATTATGCCCGCGAGCATATCCGTCAAACCATTTACCGCCCCAAGAGCACGCGAATCCAACGAATCCTAGAAGGGCGGACTCCTCACCTTCTTTAACGAGATTTTGGAGTCTTTTGTATTCTTGTTCTGACACAGAGGTTGGCGGTAGCCACCCCTGTTGCACTGCTTGCAGGCACAGTATCAATGACTTATGGATATCTGATGCCTCGACTTTATACGGGGCTAGATATTGCGTAACATTAGCAGCCCCACAGAAGGGTTCATAAATCGTTTGATCTATGAAGGCATATGATTTTATTATCTCTGCTATTTCTCGACCTATAGCAGACTTGCCTCCTAGGTACTGCATTCTTTTTCTCCATGGAAGTCAAAGAAACACCACCGCCGGAAAGTCTCGAAATAATCGTCTCTGGCAACATGCTTGAGATAAGAGTATACCTCGGCCCATGTCGAGAAGATCATCTCATGTGGTATGGTTCCTAGAATCCAATCTGGACAATCGGACTTACCCTGCTCTACTCTAATTATGATTGGTTTCTTTCCACGATTAGCCCAAGTCAACTCTTCATAAGTCCCGCAAGCGTGTACAGATGTATCGAGATTGACAACGATGAAGTCACTGATATCAACCATCCGGAGATCAACGCAACGAATGATTTTCATATCAGTTTGAACCATATCATATCTACCGGCTTCCTTGCATTTACGCCGGTAGGCTCTATTCTCTAAGTCTTCAATACCAATATCTATTGGCTTATTGGACGGGTCCATCCATTGGATTTTATAGTTCTTGAAGACTCGTTGAATATCTTTTCGCCATCCAATACCCCCGTCTTGGACTCGATCCATGGCCCCACATAGGTAGCCACGGGTGTAGGCTAATCGGTTTCTGTTCATTGTTGTCTCTTCTTACAGTGGGAGAAAATAGCTATGCGTTCGCCAAGTCGAGTATACTCTCTTGTGACAATATAAACTGCAAAATAGTAGTGGGGATTCGTAGGCATCGGAACCACATACTTTTTGGGTGGGTTCTTAATATAGTGGATATCACTAGTGAATGGACCACCCACTAAAATGAATTTCTGTCTATTCTCGATCATATCTTCTCCAAGATAAAATTACCTATCGCTTCTGCCTGATGATTTAGATCACTTAGTCCACCATTGTTATTGATTTTAAAATCCCAATTAGTCCATGAATCTAACTCTGTCTCACGGGCATCCATGCCCCTTGGGATTCCTTCTCTAGTAATTTTACAGGTGAAACCACCTGCCTTCTTAATAGCAGTGGCTTCATTAGTGAAACCCATATCTGTTATTAAGACCACGTTTGCCTTGACACCATGTAAGGCATAGTTAATCCATGTGTCAGTATAAACTCCACGCATTCCATTACCAACGCCAATCCATATGTCTCTTGGAGTTAAATCAAGTTGTGGTAGTTCTACTTCTTTCTCGTCATAATGGGTTTCATAGTATATCCCACGCTTCAAACCAGCCCATCCATAGAGTTGGTAACTAATATCCTTTAGTTTCTCTGCAAAGGATACCTGTTTAGTAACACATTTTCCACAACATCGTTGGAGATATGTGTTTATTAATTTACCAAGGGTATTCTTCCCTGACCCTTTTTTATAACCAATACCTAAGATTATTGACACGGCTTTCTCCTCAGAATTTTACCAATGGACCAACACCCTGTTTGCTCGGTGATTAAAATATCAGGACCGGGCACGATATTAACTCCAATAAATGTGTTATCTGGAAAGACAACACGCTGTGTAAAATGATGGTTGAAAGCCGTCATTAATTGAGCCCGCTGGGATTGATTCAATGATTCTATAATCTTTTGCAGGTTCATAGTTTATCCTCCAATACCAATACTTCACCACGGAGGACATATTTTGGTTGTGCTAGTTGTTGTGGAACTGGTTCAGTGAAAGAGATATTGGCAATATGGTATTGACTACCGTCCGCTGATAACCGACCTTTAGGGCAATCAGTAGGTAGATTCTTACCAACACGAATCTTAGACCAGTTCATTGCATCTGATGGATCGAGCCAGTTCACGAATTTCGCGTAAAAGTCACTATAACGAATGCTTTCCCCAGGTACTCGGAAGGTACATTCATCCAACCAAGTATGGAACTCATCTTGATTAGACTGGGCACTAATACGCTTTTCCAATGTCTCAATGACTGGGACACCTAACCTATCCACTAATGGGGGTAGTTCTACCTTCAATAGTGTAGCAATAAAGGCCGATGCTTCACGTTCTAGTAATGAGAAAAGTGTGTCCCTTGGAATTAATTCTTCTGCTTTGAGTATAGGAACCCTACTGAAACTTACTCGCGTATCACCAGTGGTAATATCACATTCCGCAGGGTCATTACCAGTATGGATAAAATGCGTTACGTTTTGAATAAGATATGGTGTACCATTTTTAGCATGGATTGTGATATCACGCGACGTAACCCAATCCTTCATTCTATTCTTAGCTTGTTTATTCTTGCGTAAATCGCACTCATCTAATGCACATAAAACGGCACTAACCATTTCACCATTGAAACCACCCTCACTCAACAAGGCATGATTGACCTTTATATAACCTTCACGGGTTACAAGAAGTTGGAGGGCTTCGTGTAGTGTTGATTTACCTGTCTTTTGTTCAGGACTATATAAGAAAATATAAGGAAGCCGTACTGCGGGTTCTTGTACTAATGACGCAACCCACAATCTTAAATAATCACCACCATTACTTATACCATTGGCTTGACACCAACCATCATGTTTGATAGCAATATCAAAACCAGAACCCGCATGGTTTAATACACGGTCCCATGTTGGGTGTTTAAATGGTTCTTCTTGCTGCGGAGTGTAACGTAGTTGGGCAGCGTTTCTATTCCATTCACGATTACCGGGATACTCTGGTTGGAATGGTTTATTAACAAGAATCCAACCATTCAAAATACAGTTCCCTAATGTCTTATTAACATCGGGGTCGGATAATCCAACTGATTTAAGAGCTAATTTAATGTGAGTGAGTGGTTCATCATGCCATTGGTTTTCAGAACGAATAGACCAACCTGCATCTTTTCTCTCACATGACACAATATGTCTAATGAATCCATCATAATTCTGGGGTTCCGAGGACTCCGATTGTGCTAATCTAGCGTCAAAAATCTTAGTCCAAAACCCCTTATCTTCTCTCCAACCGTCAATATCGTCGTATCTATCCGTACTTTCTCTTTTGATTTTGACTATCAATCTCTTACCGTCCTTGTGTGGTTTGATAATAGTATCCCTATTCTCAGCCCACGACGGTAGTTTAAGAGTGGTTCCTACGGTTTGCAGAGCAGTAGATGCGGTTTTTGCGTCATTGAAGAAGAATTCTCCCCGCTCACCTTCGATTCCTTTGAAGGCACGGGCGGCAGTATCTAACGTAGGTTCCCTGTTAAAATAACATTTAGTCCACCCAGAAACATCCTGAGACCATGTTTGGTGTTCCTGTTCCCCGGGATGGAAGCGTCGCACTACCCAGGCTCCTTCTGGATGTTCTAAGGGGGCACAAAAACAATTGTGGTCTGCTCCTTGAGCCGCACCGCTATGTCCTGTAGCTAAAGTCTCAAAAATACCACGTAATTTTAACTCGCCATGGGCACGTTTGAGATCGAAAGTATGGCAGACTAATAAATGATTATCATTATCATACCACCACTGTGCCTTAATTTCATCTAAATATGATAATAATTTCTTATGACCTTCATCCAATTTCACTCGCGGCCGTTGTCCGGTGAGTTGTTCAAACTGATCTAGGTCTTGTCCTTCCACATAATGGGGGAGATTTTTACGTCGTTTCCCTTGGATTACAGGGAGATGGTCTTTCCAATTGACAGGAATATCAATCAGCGTTCTGCCTACCTTGATCGGGGTAAGGCCATCCGTGCCTGCCATCTTCCTGTGCCATACCCACATATTACCACCACAGATATCGACTTTACTATCAAAAGCAAAGCCAGTGGTAGCTGTCATCTTACCTAGAATAGCTCTAGCTAAGGCTGCATGTTCGGTATGATTTTCTGTAGGTACATTATCTAGGAACACATAGAGATGCAATCCCTGTCCACTCGTGGATTTCCTAATAGTAATCCACGGTATCTTACAGGTGGCTTCTTGAATTTGCTGTAATTCTGCAGCGGAAATACCAGAAGAGGGGTGTGCGGCAATATTATCAAAATCGAAAGCAACCCACTTTGATACGCGCTCAGTCCAACACCACCCGGTCATTCCTATACCTTCGGCATGTTGGGCTAAATCCCAAGTAAGTTGTTTTGGCCTCTCGACTCCATTTTTGATAGTAGTCTCAGAATACTCAGGTGATACTTTGGCATTCCATGGTATACGAAATGGTTTCCAAGTTTGGATGCCATCACTATATCCTCTCCACATCCGCCCTGTATAGCCGGATTCTCCCTCTATGGGATCACCCGAATCCTGCGCAACATTAACTTGGACTTCCATCCCAAGGTTGTATAATGCTGCTAAATCACTATGCGTATGTGATTTTAGGAAGGCGGAAATGGCTTTACTTTTAGTTGGCATGATAATAATATCACTAATAGGTGGAATGATAATAATATCAAAATACGAAAAACCAAAATATCAAAATCAAATTGAAATAATCAATATCATTTATGGAAGTCTTATTCATCTATATTGTTGTGTTGTGGCGTCCGGATGCCCAAACCTTTCGTAAGTTGGGGGTACGTATACATATAGGGTATCTAACGGTTGTATGGTCGAATAAAATAAGAAAACTATTCCTATTCTGCCCCAGGGGCTAATTGAAGAGGAGAAGGCCCTGTAGGGAAAGGGGAAAAGGTTTTCTTATTTTATGGGTTTTGACGCCGCAGTATAGGCGTATATGTCCTATATGTATTGCTACCGGGCTTTTATGTAGGTTTTATTTTGATATTGATTATTGCCATTTGATATTGATATTTCGACATTTCGATCTTTGATATTATTATCAACTCCGTGTATTGTATGATTTTAGTAAGTGAGACTAAAATCATTTTCTTTTCTCTTTAAAAGAGGTTTCTAAGATGAGTGTTATTAAGGTCAGCGAGATTCGGAAAAATCCAGTTGCGTTGCGTGCCGTGAACAGTGAGTCGGAGGGTTATGTTGGTCTTCGTGATTCAATCGCCCGTAGTGGCCTGTTGAATCCTATCAGCGTGCGAAGCAAGACGGAAGAGGTTGATGGCGACACTATCTCGTATTATGAGTTAGTTGATGGCCTTCACCGATTCTCGGCTGTTCTTGATCTTGGCCTCGACGAGATTCCGGTAAACATCGTCTCTCTAGACGATTCCGAAGTCCTCGAAGCTCAGATTATGGCTAACATCCATACGATTGAGACTCGCCCCGTTGAGTACACGAAGCAACTTCAACGGATTTTCGCCAGCAATCCGACCATGACGGTTTCGGAGATGGCCCAACATCTGGCCAAGAGTTCGTCATGGGTCAGCCAGCGTTTGGGTCTGCTCAAGTTGGATGAGCGGGTCCAGCCTCTTGTGGATGATGGTAAAATCACAGTTAGCAATGCCGTCATTCTTGCTAAGCTCCCGCCGGAAGAGCAACTTAACTTTGTTGATTCCGCGATGACGACGGCCCCGGCTGAGTTCGTGGCTACGGTGCAGGCTCGGATCGCTGAGTTACGACAGGCAGTCAAGGAAGGCCGTGAGGCATCGGCTCCTTCGTTTACCCCAGTCCCACATGCCCGCAAGATGGCGGAGCTAAAGACGGAGTTGGAGCAGGGTGAAGTCGGTCGTGCGATGTGCGACCAGGTCGGTGCGACCACCGCCGTTGATGGATTTAGGTTAGGTGTTGCTTTCGCCATTAATCTTGACCCCATTAGCTTGGCCCAGCAGGAAGCTGAGTACAATGAGAAGCGTCGCCAGGTTGAGGATGCCAAGAAGCGTCGTCAAATTGAGCGTGCCAAGAAGCGTGCTGATGAGGCTGCTGCGGAAGCCGCGAAGCTACTTGAGGGTTAATAACTTTCCATGCCAGTAATGGCACACTTTGGAAAGTATTTCAAGTTTCCACACTACCCCGCCTGTATGGGCGGGGCGGTGTGGCTTTAGCTCAACCACCATGTGTGGAAGGAGTTCTCACACCGTGCTTAATTAAGGACGGTGCGAGCCGTTTTAACACAAACCAAGGATAATAAAATCATATGGGTAATGACTTAATTCCACAGGACTTTGAAAATAATAGTAATCTCACAAACTTTGAAGATGTAACGTCAGGAGGTTCATCTTTCCCCTCACGTCTGCAGTTGTTCGGTGCCAAGTCTGGTGCCTGCACGGACGGTCTTATCCCTATTGGACATTGGGGATTAGTTGATGATAGTGTCATCACTGACTTGGGTACGGAAGTTGATATTATTCTCGCGGATTGGCGGCCGAAGGCTGTTGACTCAAGCGGTGACGCCGTTCTCGTAGAGTACGATACCTCCGTCGCTCTGTTCAAGGAGATTATGGCTAAGTCCGATGTCCCGGATTCGGGATGTATGTTTGGTCCCGAGTACCTAGTTTACGTACCTGGTCCAAATAAGTATGCAACACTATTTATGTGTAGCAAGACGGCAAGGCGTGAATCGAAGAAGATGCAACCATACCTTCGACAAGGTATTACACTGAAATCCAAGGTTATCACGAAGGATAAGTATAAGTGGCATGGTCCAGTCTCACTACCATGTTCGACTCCATTAACTCCACCTGATTTGGCACGGTTGACGCTAGAACTAGAACGGTTCCGCAACCCACCCAAGAATGAGGTAGAGTCGGTGGACGATTCCAGTAATCGAGGATAATAATATTTGAACTAAGGGCTATCTATTTTATAGGTAGCCCTTAGTGCTGTTTATGGATTTTTACTATGGATTTCTACTATGACTTTTAAATCAGACATAATACCAATATCAGGCTCCTCCATAATGTGGGGAGAATATCTAAAGATTATATCTGATTTAACGGGCCATAGTCCGTCCCGCGGTGTTGATATTGATGGTCAGCACTTATCAGATTATGCCAAATTCCTAGTATCGTTAGATGAGTTTCGTGTTGGAAAGATATTAAAATCAGTAGACACATTATCAAAATCATCTACGACACTACGACACTTATTCTTTAGTTTCATACTGACAACCACACCGACGACTCTTCTAAAGTTATCAGAGCTATCTGATCTTAATATCATTTCGGCTAGGAATGACCACAAACGAGTAGCCTATATATCCGGCACGTTATTACAATGGCGTACCGCAGTAATAGCTGCACTTGATAATATTGAGCATGATGTCGAAATAAGATATATCTTTAATAAGGCTTTAGAATTCTTTAATCAATGCGGCTTTAAGTATATCTTTAGTAATTACAGCCGTAAAAACCTAGCTGATGGAACTTTTTTGCTAGAGTATAAAGCATGATAAATACTAAATTAAGGGTTGGTAAATATAAGTTTCCAGTGTCATTAGATTACGTTGACAACTATATCTATGTGACATTCTCCTTTAATAAGGGACTTATAGCTGAAATAAAATCTATGGATGGTGCCCACTGGTGTGGTTATGACGACCCACCAAGAAAGATATGGAGAATCAATAACTCCAGTCATAATGCTTTTAGATTAAAATATCTTCAAGGTGTGGATGTTTATGGTAAATATGATAAGCCTATCATTCAACATGATTATGTCCGACCGTTGTATATCAATCAGCGTTATGCCGCTGACTTCATGCTTACTTATAAGCAAGTAGTTTATGCTGGTGAGATGGGGTGTGTGGATGGAGCCGCGATAGTAGAGATTTTTGGTGGAAATAAAACTAACGTAGCTAAGTGGACTTTGGAGAAATTTAATTTCTTATTCCATCAGAAAGCCCATACTAATAGATATAGAATTAGGACTTTTGACAGCCAAGGCAAACGAGCCAAGGCTGATGTTAAAGACGTAATTTTTAAGGGTTTCAAGGAGGTAGTAGAAATAACCACCGAGCGTGGATATGTTCTGCGTGTCACACCGGACCATGAAATAAGTTTTAACTATGATGAATACAAGGAAGCAAAGGATTTAGTTCCTGGTGATGTAGTAAGAACAAGTATGAATGTCTATGATAGTAGCCAACATACACTATACTATGATTTCGTTGTATCTGTGAAACCAGTTGGTTACTCCTCTGTTTATGATATTGTTTGTGAAGAACCATATCATAGTTTCCTTGCTAATGGTATCGTTGTACATAACTGCGGTAAAACCTTGGCAACGATCGAGGCAATGGAGCGGTCTGGCAATCCTAACTGGTGGTATGCTGCTCCACGGTCTGCTTTAAGAGGGGTAAGCAGGGAGTTCAAAGTTTGGGATTGTAAAATCAATCCACGGCTATTAACCTACAATGAGTTAGTTAAAGTCAGTAAGAATCACATTAGGGATTGTGATATCCCAATGGGTATTGTCTTCGATGAATCATCTAGGACAAAGAACCCAACGGCTCAACGATCCGTGGCTGCTTATGAACTAGCAGAGATTGTCAGAAACTACTGGGGAGAGTCCGCTTTTATTCTCTTATTAACTGGTTCCCCTGCCCCAAAGAGTCCGGCAGACTGGTTCCAACAATGCAAGATAGCTTGTCCTGGTTTCCTGAAAGAGGGCGACTACCATAAGTTTAGGCAGCGTTTAGCTATCATTAAAAAGAATGACTCTGCTTTCGGGCAGGCTTACCCAACTATTGTTTCTTGGCTTGATGACGAAAAGAAGTGTTCCATCTGCGGTGGTTACTATGATGACCACACTGATTGTGACCACCCATATACGCCCTCGGAGAACGAGGTTTACAAATTACATGAGCGTATGAAGGGGTTGGTTCTTGTTCAGTTCAAGAAGGATTTTATTGACCTTCCTGACAAAATCTACAAAATTATCAATCTCCCGCCCTCTCAGTCTATCATTGATATTGCTAATACTATCATTGAAACATCCCATACTGTTGTGGCGGGATTAACATTATTGAGGGAACTAAGCGATGGCTTCCAATATGTTGAGAAAGAAGTCGGTACGGAAACCTGCCCTGTTTGCAATGGCAAGGGCACCATTAAGAACCCGATGCTTAATGCCAATCTGCCAGAGGATTCCCGGCCAAACGAGACTGATCTACAAAATCAACTCGAATATGTGGATTGTGATGGCTGTGGCGGTAAGGGGACGCGGAAAGTCCACGAACGCACGGCTCAATTCATTGAGACTCCAAAGGAAGAGGCATTGTGCGAATTACTCGATGAATACATGGAGATTGGCCGAGTTGTCATCTATGGGGGTTTCACTGGCAGCGTTGACAGGATTGTCGCGATTTGTGAGGCCAATGGTTGGGCCTGGATCAGGGTTGACGGGCGTGGATGGCATAGTAATATCCCCGGTGATCCGCTTAGCAACTTCCAAGACGAACTGGAAAAGTATCCACGGATTGCTTTCATCGGTCAACCTGGTGCGGCGGGGATGGGTATAACCCTAACGGCCTCCCCCGTTATTATCTATTACAGTAATGATTTTAATGGCGAATCACGTATCCAATCGGAAGACCGAATCCACCGTATCGGAATGGACACGAATAGAGGAGCCACTATTATTGATCTTATTCATCTCCCCACGGACGAACTGGTTCTAACTAATCTTAAACAGAAAAGGGATTTACAATCTCTGACTCTTGGGGATTTGAAGTCGAAACTAAAGAAAGAATAAAAGAAAATGAAAGAATATGAAAGAAAAATGAAATGCAAATATTGTGGAAACACTGAGAATATTACTCAGACCTATAACGTGCATAAAACTAATTATGGTCCTATCTGCCCGCGATGCTACAAGATATTATGTATGTGTGATTTTGATTTTAATATCTTAGCGTCAATGGTCAACTCCGTAAACGATATCCCTGTAAATATAGCTGAGTTTAAAACTATAGTAGTTGATCTAGTTACACGATATGAAGACGATGGTAATAGTATGATTGATAAGCGAACCTTTGATGATTGGTTCACGGATTTCACCAACTATATAAACTAGGAATAGCAATGACTAAAAAGGTAGAGGCTAAAAAGGTAGAGGCTAAGGCCGATCCAACTAATAAAAAGATTTTACAGTTGGAGGCCGAGAATATCGCCCTGAAGGACGATCGTACTCGCTACAAGCAAGCCTATGAGGCTGCCCAACGGGATAATAGTGTTTTCGTTGCCCTCGCCGATGAAGCCCGACAACTTATCAAACCTATTAAGCCATTGGCTGGATGCCCTAAATTCAAATTAGTTGAAAAAAAGATTACGGAGACTCTATGTCTCCATTTAACGGATGAGCACGCCGATGAACTAGTTCTGCCACATCAAGTAGGGAATCTTGAGCGGGTGACTTTCCCTATTATGCTTCGACGGGCCGAGACGTATGTTGATACTGTTATCAAATTCGCCCTGCAAACATTATCAAACTATGACTTCCATGAGGTTTATATACTAGCTCACGGGGATCATACATCCGGTGAAATTCATAAGTCGGTGGACCATAGTTACTATCGTAATATGTTCGATAACTGCTACGGTATCGGACAAATGCACGCCCTTATGTATAGGGATTTAGCGGCATATTTTCCACAGATTCATGTGGTCTATGTCCCCGGTAATCACGGTCGCCGTTCCATAAAGAAAGACTACAATAATCCCACGGATAACTGGGACTATCTAGTAGCGAGAATAGCGGAATCATATTGCCAAGACTTAAAGAATGTTGATTTCTTGATTCCGGATTCTTTCAGTGTGAATCTTGATATCGAGGGTCACGGATTCCATGTTGCCCACGGAGATGATATTAAAAGCTGGAGTGGCATCCCATGGTATGGTATCGAGCGTAAGACACGACGGTTGACCGCTCTTAACTCCTCAATGGATAAGCGTATTGACTACTATTGTTTTGGTCACTTCCACAATATCGCAACGCAAAGCGCTCTTAATGGCGAGACACTCCTAAACGGGACGTGGGTGGCGACGACGCCATATGTCTATAATAGTTTGTCTAGCTATTCGGAGCCATCACAGTTAGTGCATGGCGTACATAAGGATCATGGAATCTCTTGGCGGCTTAACGTAAAGTTACGCTCCGACAGGGAACACCTAGGCCCCAAACGCTATGGTACAATCCTAAAAGACAGGAAGTATTGACTATGAAAATAGATAACGGAGAGACTGCACTACTCGTTTTTACGTGTATCGTTATAGTATCTATTCCTACTGTTATCTTAGTATGTGCTCTCTTACTGGGTTTCGATAATTAGGAAACTAATCATGCACTATCTCTACCACGGCGATTGCCTTCACGTCCTTGAGCATATCCCGAACGCGAATTGCATTTTCGCCGATCCGCCGGACAACATCAAGCTCGGCTACAGCGAACACAACGACAACCTGCCAGACGATGAGTATGTTGATCTTCTCGACACGCTTCTTCAAGCGTTCGTTGGCAAGGCCCCCGTGGTGTGGATGTCGTACAACTCCAAGTGGAGTTTCGCCATGGGCATGATCGTCTGGAGGCTACTGAAAGCCAACCCGCGACTATCGGCCAAAAATTGCATCCAGACCTTCACGTTCGGCCAGCACAACCATCACGACTTCGGGAACAACCACCGCCCGTTGCTTCGTCTGTGGTGGCCCGATGCCGCGTTCTACCCCGACGCCATTCGCGTGCCCTCCTGGCGGCAGGAGAACGGAGACAAGAGGGCTGATCCACGAGGCCGTGTTCCGGGCGATGTGTTCGACTTCCCGAGAGTCACCGGCAACTCGAAGCAGCGCCGGCCATGGTGCCCGACACAGCTTAACGAGGGGTTGGTCGAAAGGTGCTTGCTGTTCAGCACCAAGATGGGCGACACCGTCATTGACCCGTTCGCCGGCACCGGCACGACGTTGCGTGTCTGCGAGCGAATCGGCCGGTCATGCACGCTGATCGACCTGGACAGCACCTATTGCCGGAACATCTCCGAGGAGCACGGGCTTCCTATCAGCCGAGCATGACGTTGCCCCGTGATAGAGCCAGTTTCTAACGGTGACTAGGGAATTAGCAATGTGTAGTATCCTTGGGGCAATTACATTTATTGCTCCCCCATTTAGTTGGCTTATTCTACCTGTCCTTACTTGGGCAACCCAGGATACAAGAGTAGAGGACTTCTTTATATTTCTCTGGTTCATTTCTCTACTCATGTATCCTCTTGGGATAGTAATTCTAATATGTCAAGGAATTAGCAATGGATGATTATCAAGTAAAAAACATACCTATCAATCGTATTTTTAGTGATAGTGATTTCAATTGCAGGGGTACTATCTCCTTACTTAGTGTCTCCGAATTAGCCAAGGACATAGACCGTAATGGTCTACAGTTCCCTATTACTGTCCAACCGCTAACTAGTGGACCCAATTATGATTATAGAATCATTGCTGGTCACAGACGGTTCGCTGCCTGCCGCGTCTTGAAGAAGACTGAGATTCCAGCGATGATTCGGACGGGGTTATCCGAACTACAAGCCCGATTACTCAACCTCACGGAGAACCTGCAACGCGAAGAACTGAATATTCTGCAGGAGGCTCATGCGGTAGAGAAACTAAGGGGATTAGGTCTAATTCAAGATCAAATTTCTAAAGAATTGGGTAAGTCACGGTCTTGGGTACAGGTGCGTTTAGACTTACTCAAACTACCGAAAGAGATTCAAGAGGAGGCCGCGGCTGGTGTTCTGAATCAATATCAGATTAGGCAATTAGCTACTCTCGACAGTGCAGACGATCAGTACGCGGCTGTTAGGAAAATCAAGACTTCACTTCTTAATGGGCAAAAGGGTTTGGATGTTGGGAAGAAGCCAGCCCAACGCCCCTTCGTCAAGAAACGTCAATCCGTATCGACAGTACAGGATATGATAAAGCATATCGGGGATACGCTTGGTTATAGTTTAGTTACACGAGCCCTGGCCTGGGCGAACGGTAATATCAGTAGTGCTGACTTATATTTTGATATCAAACGGGCCGCACGGGATAAGGGTATCCCTTATGTGTTGCCTTTCGAGGATGTAGAGGTTTAGAAATGTCCGAATTTAAAAAATTCCTAAGGCACCTATCTTATATACGGAGTAACTCAAAGACTCTATGGTGCTTACAACAACTGTATCCATGGACCTATGGAGCTACCTACTTGGATGTTAAAAGTAAAACGATACGTTCGGCTATGTGGGTCCAGTGGTTTGGTTTCATATTTTGGGTAGATGATATTCTTATTATTGACTCCTGGGATTGAAAGAAAAGAAAGAAAGGGAAACTATGTTCCAACGACTTATGATTATCGTTATCTTTATTGCTTGTCTATCTGTTTCCTATATCACTGTGGACACGCTCCATAATCAATCTGAGAGTGTGAAATTGTGTCTCATTAAGTTACAGGAAGCTGATGCAAGATGCCAACAGATTATAGATCGAGCCAACGAGATTAGGGTGATGAACGCCGATCTACAGACTAAACTGAGTCTCATGGATAAACAGAATCAGCAAATGAGTGAACTAGTTTTCTCGCTGCAATCCGAACTTTTCGCTGAGAAGTACAAGCAACTAAAGAAGTAAACTATGATATACCTTGACACCGAAACCTGCGGCCTCCATAGTTTCGTCGTATTACTGCAATACGCCGAAGACGATGGTGATATTAAAATGTGGGAGTTTTGGCGTCATCCTATAAGTGAGAGTATAGATTTATTGGAGTGGTTAGCACAACAGGATGTGTGTGGCTTCAATCTGGCGTTCGACTGGTACCATTTGTATAAAGCCTATACCACCTTCGTTCTGGCTGATGATTATAATATCATCCCGGAAGACAATATCGAGTATATCGCGGAATTGGAATACAAGGCTCGCGGTAGCAATGTCTGCTTGAAGCCGAAAAGAGCATGTGACGTTATGTTATGGGCTAGGAAGGGTCCATATCAGAGTTTAATGGAGCGTAGTGATATACGTGTGAAAAGAGTCCCCACCTGTTTGGCTACGTTACTGCGTAATGAACTAGAAGACAGGATTGAACTGGATGGAATCTATTTCTCACGTCGGAAGGACAAGTACGCACCACAATGGCAGATCAGGGATTTAGAACTGCCTAATGGCGACGTGGACCCGGACTTCAAAGATATTGTTCTCAAATTCAGTGCCTCAGGGTCATTGAAGAATCTGGCTCAACATGCTCTAGGAGTCAAGGAAGACTTGATCTTGAAGCTAGTTGATATTGGAGTCAATGAGCATTGGAATCCAGTGGAATTAGGTTATGCTCCTTTCGCCAATGCCGTTGGCAACAAGAGCAATTGGAAGGGCGCCTGGCCGGAAGTAATCCATCACCATATCAATCACTGGGCTTATAGTGATCTAGCCCGGAAATACGCAGCTAACGATATTGTCTACACAAGAGACTTATACAAGTTTTTCGAGTCTCCCGAACCCGGAGATACTGACTCTGAATTGGCTTGCATGATTGGTGCCGTGCGGTGGCGGGGTTATAAGTTGGATGTCGAGGGCTTAAAGAAGCAAAGGGATTTAGCCATAGCTAAGCGCGGTAGCGTCAAGACCGCCCCTAACGCGGTGAAAGGTTATCTCCGTGAGGTAATGTCCGCTGCGGAAGCCATGGTCACTATCGACAAGGAAGGCACTGGGGAAAAGGTTCTTAAATCTATCTCGGAGTGGAAAGGAAACACCGTCGCCGCGAAGCGGGCTCAAGAAGTCTTGGATGCCCGTGGCGCTGATAAAGAGATTGAGCTTTTTGATAAACTTATCAAATCCGAACGGTTCCATGCCTCCTTCAAGGCTATCGGTGCCCTGTCCGGGCGGATGAGTGGTGCCGATGGTTTGAACCCCCAAGGTATTAAAGGGGTGAAAGAGATAAGAGAGTGCTTCCCGTTAGCCGATAATGGACACATACTATGCGGTGGGGACTTCGATAGTTTCGAGGTAGCAATCAGTGAGGCCGTGTATAAAGACCCCAAACTACGTGAAGACCTACTAACGGAGATTGACTGCCCAAAATGCGAGGGAAAAGGTTGCAAGGACTGCAAAGACGGGAAGACCCGGCTTAAAATCCACGGCCTATTCGCCCAAGAACTGTTTCCTGGTTTCTCTTATGAGGATATACTCAAATCAGAGAAGACTGAAAACGATATGTATAAGGCGGGTAAGAGCGGTATTTTTGCCATGAATTACGGCGGTAACGCCCAGACACTAGAGAACCGGTTACATATTGATGCCGAGACTGCCAATAAAGCCTACGAGAGTTTCGCCAAACGATATCCTGGAATCGCCAAAGCAAGACAACGAATTTTCGATATGTTCTGCTCTATGCGGCAGCCGGGCGGTATTGGTTCGGCAGTCATATGGGCAGAGCCTTCCGATTACATTGAGAGTCTTCTTGGTTTCCCGCGTTATTTCACTCTTGAGAACAGGATATGTAAGGAGCTATTTAATCTAGCCCAGAACCCACCGAAAGGCTGGAAATTCATTAAGTTGAAAGTGAAACGCCGCGATAGGATGCAGACGGTAGCGGGGGCAGCACAATCCGCGTTGTTCGCTTCTGCTTTTAATATCCAAGCAAGCAATATGCGGGCGGCGGCTAATCACGAAATCCAATCCACAGGAGCGGGAATAACTAAAGAACTGCAACGTAGAGTATGGGACGTACAGCCTTATGGCGTGCATAAGTGGCTAGTACAGCCAATGAATATCCATGATGAAGTATTGACTCCCGTAGACCCATCTAAGGTAGATGAAGTGAAAGAGATTGTACATACAGTGGTAGAAAGCTATAGGCCGATCGTACCACTTATTGGCATGGATTGGAAAACATATAGAGCAAGTTGGGGTGATAAATAAGGAATTAGAAAATAATGATAGACTACCATAGTGAATTCGTGAAAACTGTCCATGACTATTTAGAAGATTATGTTGATTGCGTTGAGATAATTGAGAGTAAAATCTCCGCCCCTATAAGTTTAAGGGGAACTATTAGCTGTATGTTTGCTTGTTCCCAACATACAGAAGATAACACGATGCGCAATCTCCGTAATCTTGTCAACACAATACAACTGGATCAGAAATTCAAGATTGAATGCTATACGTTGTATGGTAACTATAATTACCATGTTTTGATTTTAAAACCAATTAAAGAGTTTGGTTGGATTCCTCCTAAGCATTAAAGGGGTAACTATGTTAGATACTTTTAGCACACTTTATCAAATGTTATTATCTGATTCCAATTGTGAGGCCATTTACGTATTTAAAAGAGTCCCTAAATCAGATTTCTGGAATTATTGCCGAAATGTAGCCTGGAGAATTAGCAATGATCCCCAGGTAGAAAGAATGAATTTAGATCAGGCGCTAATAGCTATATTTAGAATACTAAAGCCTGGTAGCAAATACATATTTGGTTTATATATCCAAGATGATATTAAAGTTCTTTTAGCTCAGGACGCCCAGGAGCAGCCATGACCACTAAAGACATTGTTTATGAGTATTGTAAGAGTCTAGGATATACTGAAATATTTGAATCGACGTATCCTAAAATGAGTAAACAAACATTCAGGGTGGATAATGACCCACTCAGCAATGTTATTGAAATTTGCCATAGCGACAATACGGTACTAATTCATTGGTTTAATGCAGACGGTTGGTTATTAAGAACAGTGACAGACCACATTGTAACGGTGTAAGGGGCAGCCATGATTACTATGGTAGATGCTTTTGCCATTGTGTATACAGAGTTAGAGTTTAAATCTATTTTTGTGTCCCTATCACTATTCCCAAGACCACCTGTAGGATTTTATGGACACATAGTAGAATGGATACCTCAGGAGGATTTTGAAATAGAAAAAAATAATCTAAAATTAGTAGTGAACTCACTCTTAAAAGATCTTAACCCAAAAGAAAAGTTTTTCTTTACATTTTACCAATATTATGATATGATATATCAGTCAATTGTATTTGGACTAGGTGCGACACAAAAATTAGTTTGTGCGGTAGCTTAATGGTTAAGCATCTGCCTGTTAAGCAGTTGATTCCAGGTTCAAGTCCTGGCCGCACAGTGCCACTGTACCTCAATAGGTAGAGGAGTTGATTTGTAATCAACAGGTTGTAGGTTCAATTCCTACCGGTGGCTTTTATTATTATGCTTTTAATATCATATTATCATAGGCAACTTATGGAAGTACAGTTATTAGGTGGACCTAAGGATGGTCAAATTATAATACTACCAGGATATCTTCCGGAATTGATATTCTACTCCAAATATTCAACTAGACCAATTGTATCCGAGTGTATTGAACCATGTAGTATATTGCCAAGACATGAGTGCGTTTATAAGAAGAATACTGGTAAACCCTATACTTATATTTTTGATGGATACCGCTAATGAGAATCGAACGAATCACGGCTGATGATATTAAAATCGTTCATCACAAGAAGTTGCTGGATTTGCGGAATCAAGAACGCTTGGTCAATAGTGAAATGTTTATGATAGCGTGGACAAAGGCCACAAAGGAACAGCGGAAAGAAGTGTTTCGGTATTTCAAGAGAATACAGCCTGATAGTATACGAGAGTGGGCTAATCTCATTTACTCCGGTGAGTACGAGAGTCTGACAGCCCGTGAATTAAGACGTATTGCTTCTCGTCTGCATATACCGAATTATAGTCGTATGTGGAAAGAAGAATTGATAAAAGCAATCAAAACAAAAAAGGAAGGAAAATAGGATGGTGGCCCCGGATACCCGTGATACGATTACCTCTCTTCTCGACAAGATGCGTCCCGTGCTTCTCGCCGCTAAGATTCCTGCTAGTCAAGTCAATATGAAGAGCGGTCGCTTCCGTATTGATACATGCTCGAAGGCGTTTGACTGGCTCCATGACTTATATATGTCCGATGACTATAAGAACGTCTATAACATCTGGAAACTAGTTTCGGCTGAAACGTGGGAACGCTACAAAATCTATGGAATCGAGGGGCTCAAAGAGCAAGAACTCATTGAAGAATATGGTAAAGCCTTGCTACTAGCCTGGAGAAATAAGAGGCCGAAGCTTTTTGGTCCCAATAAGGTTGTCGAAGAGGAAGAGGATAATTCACAAACTCAAGGTATGTGCAGACCATGAAAATAGATTTTGATTTAACTATCACTCTAATTGATTTATTCCAATATAATGTTAAGATGGTGGAGCGTATAGCCGAGTTTGATGATAATATCTATGTCCACCAACGTGCTGGTAGGTTATGTTTAACCTTCAACGTCAAATCCAGAACCCTATCCAAAGCCATTAAAAAGGTATTAGGAAAGCTACAACAAATAGGATTCATTGATTCTGATATCCTGAGAATAGAGAATAACTAATAGGAATAGAGAATAACTAATGAAACCAACGAAAACTAAAATAGCGTCTGCCCTTAGAGATGGAATCTTTGATCCGAAATACGGGGTGATGAGTGTGGTGGCGGATGTTGGCTATCCTCTCTACTATATCACAAGGGCTAGGGAACTACTCCTCCTAGCTGAGGGTTGTGACGACAGTATGGCTAGGGATGAATATCTTACTACGGCTCTTAGACTTATTGCTCTAGCCAAAGTAACAGGTAAAGAAAATGGCTGTAATTCATAAGAAGGGGCCGGAAGCAAAGATTCAATTAGCCCTTATTAAATTCTTGAAAGAGCGGGACTGGTTTGTTAAAGTAATCCATGGCTCCACATTCCAAACGGGGATGCCTGATCTCTATATCGCCCAGAAACGCTACGGTAGTCGGTGGGTTGAGGTTAAGAATCCAGAACACTATAGGTTCACTGCCGCGCAGCTAGAGACGTTCCCAAGAATGACTGCTGCTGGGGTAGGGATATGGATATTAACAGCGGCGACGGAGAAAGAGTATCAGAAGCTATTCACCTACCCGAATTGGTATCAGTTCCTAAAAATCCCGGATATGAATAAATGAAATCCTTCAGACTAATAAAATCCTTCTGTATAGATAACGACGAGCTAGTTGATTATTCTAAACCCCAATGTTTCGTTTTAGGCTATGAGTTGGCCACAATTGATTATAAACTCAAGACTAACGAACACATATATAACCTACCCTTCCATGCTGCGAATAGGCATAGGGTAGAGAATGCAGCGAAAGACTCTGGGCGGTTGGCCCATATTGTTGAAGCTAGTGACCCACTTTGGCTCCTCTTAACGGCTGAGAGATAAATGATAAACTACGTTAGCATAGACTTAGAGACTACTGGTCTTAATCCAGATTACTGTCAAATACTAGAGTTCGGTGCGGTAATCTATGATGGCAGTAAGTATCTCGATGACCTACCAATCTTCGCTGCTTATATAATCAATGAGCCGGTAGTCGGTGACACATATGCCTTGCAGATGAACTCCGCAATACTAAAGCATATAGCATTGAAGGACGCGAACTGGTCACATCACTACTTGAAGCCAGAAGAGTTGGCTCCTCGATTCCGAGGTTTCCTAGAAAACAATGGCTTGGGAAGCAAGGACAAAATAACTATCGCTGGGAAGAACTATGGGACTTTCGACGCACGATTCCTGGAGAAAATGCCCGGTTGGAATGATATTATAGCCTGGAGACACCGAATCCTCGATCCCGGTATGTTATACTGGAACCAAGAAGTAGATGGATATGTTGTTCCGGATATGAAGACGTGTCAACTTAGAGCTGAAATGCCACCCATAGTCCAACACAACGCTATCGACGATGCTATTGATGTTATAAAATTGATACAAAAATATATAGAGAGAAAGAAATGTCAGTCGAACGAACGCTAGTGATTATAAAACCAGACGCCCAAGAGCGTGGTCTTATTGGGCGGATTATTAGTAGAATAGAGGACAAGTATCTGCGGATAACAGGTGCCGCTCTCCTCCAAAAAGATGATGAGTGGTACGGTAAGATGTATCCACATCTTCGATTACATGGGGATATGGTTTATGATGATAATAAAATCTTTATGCTTAGCGCCCCATTACTTGGCTTAGTAGTTGTCGGTGAGGACGCGGTATACGCAGTTCGTGAGATAGTTGCTGTTATACGACATGACTTTGCCACACTACCGTGTCGGTATAATTGCATCCACGCATCCACGGAGAATGCAGAACAAGAAATATCACTTTTCTTCGGAGAACAGAATGCTTGACAGAATTGACCATACTCTACTACGACCGGATACCACAGAGAAGGATATTGATAGACTCATTGATGAGTGCAAGAAATATGGTTTCCGTGGGATATGTATCCCACCCACCAAAGTAGATTATGCAGTAAGATATAGTGATTATGATCTTCTTATTGCTACAGTTATTGGCTTCCCTCTTGGGTATTCTACCCAAACGGCTAAACTACGTGAGGTAGCTGATGCAATCGGGGATGGGGCCAATGAAGTCGATGTAGTTTGGAATATAGGAGATTTCAAGGATAGGCGTCCACGTTTCTTAGCCGAAGACTTAGCGGAGTTAGTCGATGAGGCTAATGTCCACGGTGTTAGAGTTAAGATTATTGTTGAAGAGTGTCTCCTAACCACAACAGAACTAGAGGATGCTTGGCATATAGTTTATGATAGCGGTGCCTATGCAATCAAGACCTCAACGGGGTGGGGTAAGAGTGGTGCCACATTACCAACTGTAAGACTATGGGATAATCTCCGACACTGGAATAGGGCTGATGATTTTAAAATCAAGGCCGCCGGTGGTATTAAAACGGCTTCGCAATTAAAACTTTTCATTGACGCCGGTGCTGATATTATTGGCACTTCAAACTCAGTAGCTATAGCAGAGGAATTAAGAAATGAAGACCGGTCTGTATGTTGATATCAGTGATCTCTATTTCAAACTACAAAAGAAGTTCGGAGTAGGGAAACTAAACTATGTTCTCTTGAAGGAACGGTGCGAGAACCTAACCCTGGCTATCGCTTATGGTTGCCAATCCGAGAATGAGGCTTCACCGTTTATTCACTATCTGCGGTCGTTGGGCTTCATTACGAAATACAAGAAGCCCTATACTCTTAATATCGGAGATCGCAAGATTCAACGATGCTCGTGGGGTGTCGGGGTAGCCACGGACGTGTTGACCGGGGTAAACGATCACTCAATTGATAATGTAATCATTTGCTCCTCGAATCCCGATTTAATACCTCTCTACAAGAAACTGGGTAATCTTGGGATTAATGTCACAGTAATCGGCTGTAACGTGCCGAAAAGCGTTTATAAGTATGTGACGAATCTGATTGAATTATCAATTGATGATCTGGAAACTAAAGAAGAGTAATCCTAATAGGATTAAAATAAGCTATGCTTCTACTAAAACAACCAAATAGTTGGTCTTGCAGTATTACCGCTGCTGCTATGGTCATGGGTGTGGCGGTAGAAGAGTTAATAGCGACAGTAGGACACGACGGTAGTGAGATTATTCATCCTGATCTCAAAGGACCGGCCCAGAGAAAAGGATTCCATACTCAAGAGATTATAGATATAGCTTTGGCTCGTGGGTTCGCGGTAACACCCATAGAGCCAAGGCCGGTCCAGACTGTCTATGGAGATGATGAATTTGTTCTCCAATTCGATGAGAATAGATTTCATAATCATTTGAAGTGTTGTGATGGTATCCTATGCGGTAAGGCTCGGACCTATTGGCACGCGGTAGCCTGGAATCATGAAGAGGGGAAGATATATGACCCACAGGGACGAATCTACCCTCTAGATGATTGTAAAATCAATATTCAAATATTCTGGAGGTTCAATTTAGTTTTAGTTTGATAATATTATTTTTGATAATAATATCATTATTCCGATTATAGTAATATCAATATCAAAATCCTATAATCCATAATCTTCATAGTTTTCTCCCTAGATTCCGCGAATCCATGGTAATATAGTGGTATAGCCCCGGCCACCCACAAGAGGTTACTGCCATGGATCGAATTGCCGAATTGAAAGCGTATGAAACTAGGCTAGCAGAGATAATGGAGAAGGATAAGTTGACAAGCAGAGAGAAGGTCGAGGCTATTGCGTTGTGCCGCAAAATCCAACACTTGGAGGATGATATTGATTTTACGGAAAACTAGAAATTGATAATAATATCATCGCATGGGTCATATATTTGATCCATGCGATGATTGATTTTATTATCATTGATTTTATTTTGTGAGCCGGAGAACTGAAATGAGAACGTATTATTATCATTCTAATGATGACCGATTGAATGAAGAGGAGTGGCCCTCCAAGTTTGTAACTGCCCCAAGAGTGGGTGATTACCTTATTTCAAAAGCCAGAAAAGGGGCTCAAATATCACGAATCATGCACGGTGAGTTTAATGGTGGGGAACCCTATATATGGATAACTCTAATTTAGGAAATACAATGATTGATATTAAAACCACCGTGGAAAAGCACAGTCTTTGGCTCAAGAATATAGAGGGTGGAGAAAGAGCAAATTTCCAAGGAGTCATTCTAAATGGGTCCGATCTTCCAGGAGTCAATCTCTCTTATGCTAGTTTAAGAGGGAACACCCTATGTCACGCTAATCTCCAAGGAGCCAATCTACAAGAAGCCGATCTCCGAGAAGCCAATCTTAAATATGCCTGTCTCCAAAAAGCGAATCTACAACATGCAAAACTATGTTACGCCAATCTCCAAGGAGCCGATCTCCAAGGAGCCAATCTCCAAGGAGCCGATCTCCGAGAAGCTGACCTTCAAAATGCCCATCTCCAAAGAGCCGATCTCCGTTGGGCTGCTCTCTCTGAGACTGCCCTCTATGGGGCTGATCTAGAAGGAGCCGATCTCATCCGCACTTGTCTCAATCCAAGTAATACGCCTAATAGAGACTACAAAGGATTTGAGGAGGACGGTGATTATATTATCGGATACAGGACGAAAAGGCGTCTTATGAACGATGGGGAATACACAGTCGGGGAGAAAGTTACGTCACCTTACTTCTCTATTAGCTTTTCTCCATGCCATCCAGGTCTTTACCTCTACCCCACGGTTCAAATGGTATTAAACTTTATGTATACCCACAGTACCTCCCTAGCAGGTCCTATCATTAAAGTGAAAGCCAAGAAGACGGATATTCATAGGGCGGGAGACAAGTGGCGTTGCAAGGAGTTTGAAGTCCTGTCCGAGACAGAATACTAAAAGGAATGGGACGGTAACTCAGTGGTTAGAGTGCGATTCTTATAAAGTCGTGGCCGAAGGTTCGATTCCTTCCCGTCCTACTTTTACTATTAAAGATATACAACCATGAAACGCATGTTCCGATTAGCCGAACGTATTGCTATCAAAAAGAATGATATCAGGAGATATTGTATCGGAGCCGTGGGACTTAGGGCCGATGGAACGATAGTAAAATCAACTAATCTGCCTTGCCGATATCCGGAACCGCAGGCTCATGCCGAAGCCCGATTGTGCAGGAAGTTGGATAAGGGTTCTATTGTTTATGTCGTCCGTGTCCTAAAGAATGGTGACTACGCTAATGCGACACCCTGTCGGACCTGCCGATCATTTATGCAAATGGTTGGCGTCCGACGTTGCTATTACACTATCACCAACTCTGAGTACGGTGTAATTGATTTTAAAGGTTAAATTATGATTGATATCACTATTAAAGGCATTCTAGATTCCCATAGGAAGTGGCTTCACGGTGATCCGGACGGAGAGCGAGCAAATTTCCTAGGAGCCGATCTCCGCGAAGCTGACCTTCAAAATGCTGATCTCACCAAAGCCGACCTACGTGGTGCCAACCTACAATATGCTAATCTTTCCTATGCTACATTCCATGGGGCCGATCTTCAAGTAGCTAATTTCAAAGGAGCCTCACTCAGCGGAGCCTACTTAATGCAGGCCAACCTTCGAGAAAACAACCTTCAATGGGCAAATCTCCTATACGCACATCTATCGGGAGCTGACCTCTCTGAAGCCAATCTCCAAGGAGCCTGTTTACAGGAAACTGACCTCTACGGAACTAATCTCACCAGGGCCAGGATCACCGGTACTGTTCTGGACCCAAGAAATACCTTGAATATGGAATATAAAGGCTTCAAGGAGGATGGTGATTATATTATCGGATACCGGACGAAAAGGCGTTTGAATAGTGGTCACTACAGTATCGGAGAGAAAGTAAAAGCCCCTTACTTCTCCACCTGTACGACAGAATGCCATCCGGGCCTTTATCTCTACCCTACAATAGAGATGGTATTGAACTTTCAAAGAGGAAATCCCAATTCTTGGGGCCCTATAATTGTGGTAAGAACGAAGAAGACAGATATTCATAAGGCTGGTAAGAAGTGGCGTTGCAAGGAGTTTGAAGTTCTGGCAGAGTATGAATAATAAGGGTTAAGCCATGATTGATATTAAAGTCGCCCTGGAAAAGCATAGTCTTTGGCTACAAGATAGAGAAGGTGGAGAAAGAGCTAATCTCTATGAGGCCGATCTCCGGGAAGCCGATCTCCGAGGCGCCAATCTTCGAGAAGCCGATCTCCGAAGAGCCAATCTCCAAGGAGCCAATCTTCAAGGAGCCAATCTCCAAGGAGCTGTACTAATGCAGTCCCAGTTCCCAGGGGCCAATCTCCAAGGTACTAATCTCCTATACGCATATCTATGGGAAGCTAACCTCCATGGAGCCAATCTCCAAGGAGCCTATCTGCAAGAAACGGACCTCTATGATATTAATCTCACTGAGGCCAACATCAACCATACTGCTCTTGATCCCAGGAACACATTAAACACAGATTACAGAGGATTCAAGGAGGATGGTGATTATATTATCGGTTATCGCTCTAAAAGGCGTTTGAATAGTGGTAGCTATAGTGTTGGAGATAAAGTAAAGGCTCCATATTTCTCCACCTGCAAGACCGAATGCCATCCTGGCCTCTATCTTTACCCTACGGTTGCCATGGTCTTGAAATTTCAAGAGTCAAACACCAATTCTCGTGGCCCCATTATCAAGGTTAGGACGAAGAAGACAGATATCCATAGGGCCGGGGATAAGTGGCGTTGCAAGGAATTTGAAGTTCTGGCAGAGGTATAAGGTATAATAATGAAGTTATTCTATTGCAGCGAATGCCATGATGTGGTTAAATGTGATTATGAAATCCGACACTGTAAATGTGGCTTGTCGTGCGGGCAATACAAGAGCGATGGTTATAATGCCACCTACGCCGGACCCGCCATACCACTAGGATTCAGTAACAAGTCCTTAATGAAGGCAATAAGGGACCGACCTAAGACTGGGGTACGTGGTAAGATTTTCGAGGCGTTCACTATCCCCGAAGACTGTAAGACGATGGTAAGAATAGAGGATCAATAATGGCATACGAGTGGACGGAGTTAGACGAGAAGGCCATGAAAGAGGGTGAGGCGCTATTAAAATCACGTAGCTACCGAATTCGTCTATCAGATAAGAATAACAGTAAGGATAATAACAAGGAAAATAGTGATGTACGAAAACGTGACTTTTCCGCCACACCCAAGCGATGATATTTTAATCGAATATAAGAACAGTGAAAACTATGACGCCCTTATCCTATGTCATATGCCATATGTTCTTAGGTTCTCGGAATACTACTCCCGGTTCACGCACGACTACGAGGAGATGCTGGATTCCGCGACTCTAGGATTAGTGCGAGCCGTTCACAAACTACGTAATGATAGAAATATCACATCATACCTATGCAGCATGATTAAGGACGCTTGTTGTCAAGCCATCCATAATAATGCTGCTATCCGGACACCGAAACGCAAGGCTAATTTCAAGTATTCTTCAATAGAAGAGGATATTGCATCCGCGAATCCATTCGATGAGTTGGAGTTCGAGGACACGATTGATGCTATTATCCGACTCCCTATTGAACGATCTGTGGTGGAGTGCCGGCGTTCCGGGCTCACCGATACCCAAACAGCCAAGACGTTGAAGATAACGCGAAGTGAAGTATCCAAGATTCGTCAGAGACTAGCTAGGAGATATGAAAATGAGTCTAAGTGATTGGTCTGAGAAGTACCGCAATGTATTGTCTACCGTGCCAGCCGTTGATAGTATTCTCACGGCGATGAATGGTGAAGCCATACTCACGGTAGAGGTTACGGAGAACAAGCCTCCCTTTATTTATGGTAGGGCCTTCGTTCCGGAAATCACGGAAATTGAACCAGAATGGCGTCTCCAGGATTCGGAGCATCTTACACATCTTGGCTTGAAATGTATCCTTATGCCGAAAGCACGGGCTGAGGTTCTCCGACGGTGCCCCATCACTGATAATACTGTCAAAGTTAAGAGTCTCCGCGTCGTCCGGGCCAGCCAAACCAACAAGAGTCTACTCTGTGAAGTAGCGGAGTTTCTAATTTAAAATTATAAGGTAATAACATGACATACTATATCATAATGGTTGACGGATATTATCTCAATTTTGATGATGGTGATTACTCATTATGCTCTGTCTTCTTTCCTGATGCAATTGCTTGGTGGAAGAATCTTAAAGATATTGAAGAGTTCCTTAATGATCCAACCTGTTCTGAGACCCCACTATGTGGGACTATTAAGAGTAGTGGTGTGATTAAGAAAATGGAGATTAGTTTCACAGATATTTGATATCCTAAAATAATGTAGCGGCAGCATACAGCGAGTATGATCGTTGTTGAGGTTTGATAAAGGCGTATGTGCCACAAACCAATAATATTGCCCCGCTCAGCCCGTACCTATACAACGGTCGTGGGTCTTGTCACCCGTCTAAAATCTTTTAGAATGGGTCTTATAAAGACAAGAGTAATCGGGCTCGCTACATTTTCTTTCTTTTACTCAGGACTGATTACTATGTTGTTCTACTGTTCGATGGTCCAACGTAATGTTACGGAAGAGTACTGCTTGACCCAATGTCTTTTCCATCAACCGTCCTGTGATGAGTGTGATGCAAGTGAAGCGGACCTTTACTAAATAGGAACTACTAAATAGGACTTATTATGGTGAACCTATGTACTGTTGGTTATTTAGTCAGTCTAACCGGGACTGATGACGTTGATTTTGGTAATCATTATGAGGAAGCTTATAAGCACTATAGGCATCTAATAAGTATCAATAAGTACAATAATGAGTTAGTTGTCAGTCTCGTTGAGTATAAAATCAAAACAACCTTTGAAACGGTCAGAACAAATGCAGATTGACATACAACAGTTTGGAAACAATAAGGTTGGTGTTCTTGAGGTAACTAACGACGAGGCTTTACAGATTATAAAATCATTGTCGTCCCAGTTACGTGGTGAGGATTCTCTGGATATCCCTAGGGATTTTCGGTGCCATGGCCTTGCCACTGAGCTTACTATCCTAGTTGAGGACTCAGTAGTTGAGGATAATATGGAAGAGGTGTTGTCCGGTCCCAATGGTACTTGTTATTTCTGTGAGAACGAAGTGAGTGGTGACGAGGAGATTCCACGAGTCGATCCATTTGCCGATGAGATACATGACGACCATACACTCTACATAATTTGTGACGAATGTCACTATGAAAGCCAACAGGATATTTAACATGCTCACCACAATCTATATCTGTATGATGATCGCCTACAATTTCCTTGTTACCGGGGTTGCTATCTATGAACTAGGAGCCACGGGTGAGCAAGTCTATTTCTGGGCGTCCCTTATGTTCGGTGCTCTTGGGATTATGGGATTCTTGGCACTACTATGATTAACCTTATACTAAAACTTTTGGGATGGCGAAAATGTCCATTTTGTGGGTGCTATCGTAGGGATGTAGGTATAAGACGTTTGAATACCTGCTACGTTGAGGATATTCTCAATTACCAAGAATCATGTGAAGATTGTTACAACAGAGTCTGTGAGTATTATGACGATGCCTGGGCAACCTATCACAATGAGTGTTTCTAATGACCTACCATGAACTAACCAGGTTGGATTATAAACTTATAATCCAAAAGAATTGGAAATATATCCTCACAATCTCCAATTTAACTAGGACTGAGTATTATGGAACATGGGTTTTTGATAGCCTAGATGATCTTAATATCTTCTGCAGAGCATGGCTTCTCCGAAAGGCAACTCAGAAAGAACAGGAAGCAGCGAGTCTATTAGAGGATGCTATTACTCTAAAAGAACTGGCTGTGGATTTTAAAGTTTCCTGACTACAAAGTCTTAAAGCTAATTATTTTAAGAAAGTATAACGATGAAACCAATGCTTGTACGGAGTGGTAAGGTAGTTGAGATCGAAGGGCGGAGATTCAAGGCTTTCATGGATTGTACTATTGAACAAATTAATCCTGAGATTATAGTATCAGATTACGCACCCTACCGAAGGGAGCCTATTAATCAACGTAAAGCTACTGTTGAAGTAGCAGACGTTACTTCTTATTTAACAACTGGGGGTGGCAGTATTGTTGAACTAGAAATCCTATCACGTTTTACTTACACTCACACTTGTGTTGGTAAAACAATTATAGCCAAAGTTATTGAACTATATACACCACAGTGTATTCTTGTTTTTAGTGATAACACATATTTTACATCTACCATGGATGAGTCATATGGTGAACAATATGAAGTTTCACGACCACTATCAATTGATGACCTAAGCAATATGAACCTTCTTACCGAAGATGATATTACACGAATCCATGAATCTAAACTTGCTTTGAAAAATATTCAAGAACGTATGAACATGGTTCGGGAAATAGCTGCGGCCAAGAAACTCTTAGCCGAACACGGTGAACTCTGACTATAACTATAAGAGCCTGTAGCTTAGTTTGGGAAAGCAATGGACTTTTAATCCGTAGACCGCGGGTTCAAGTCCCGCCGGGCTCATTATGATTTTAAAGGCAGGGTAAGATGAAGATTCACATTGATGGGTTGTCTTTTAATCCATACTCTTTACGGGAAATAAAACTACACGAACCAATCTTAAAATCTATTCTAACTTATGGGTGGGATGATGATTGGAGCAAGTATCATAGGGTTTGCGTCACTAAGGATTTGACTATTATTGATGGTAATCTCAGAGTCTTTGCATTAAGATATTTACAGAAAAACAACCCCGAATTCTTTGCCACTATTCTGCCAACGGGCACTATTGAAGTAGAGGTATTACAGTGAAATTTGAATTAGTACAAACATCTCGTGCATGGCCAGAGCAATACGACGTTTATCTAGATGGGGAAGAGATTGGATACATGCGTGTTAGGCATGGCTACTATAGTGCTGAATATAAGGGAGTAGAGGTGTTTTGCTCCTATATAGATGGCGATGGTTTCTTTGATGATGGTGAGAGAGATTTCTATTTAAGGAGGGGTCTTGGTGCAATTGAAGACGCTATGACCAATTACGGTAGGATTGAGTATACTATCAGGGGTAATAATAATGAAGAAGTCCTACCAAGTTAAGGTGGGTTGGTCCAAAGACGATATCACTACTTTTGATTTTAACAGCTATGTTGATGCCCTCAACAAATACTATGAGCTATGTGACTATCACCATGAATTGGAAGTCAAGGTAGCCTTGCTCAAGGATAATAAAATCATTGCCGAAAATGAGGCTATTGATCCAATAGCCGAGGAATACTATAGCCGAATCCTAAGAGAAGATAATAATGAACCCAGAAGCCTTTGATAGTAGTGCTTGGTCAGAACCTATCCGAGCAGAGATTAAGTATCCATTGGATCGTTTCTACGTGGATTCCGGAGACTGTGCTCCTAAAATCCAAATCCGTCTAGAGGATAACGGCGATATCTTCTTATCCTATGCCCCCGTGCAAGTCGGAAAGAACAGGACACTATCCTTTGAAGAGTTCAATCGAATCTTTGCCAAAGCCTTCTTCGACTTGGATTTTGATAATAAACCTCAAGTTGGTCTTTTCACTTTCCGCTAGGATAACCATGCCAGTACATCGAACAACTAAAGACGGTAAGCCCGCCTACCAGTGGGGAACAAGCGGGGCCAAGTACACCTATACTCCGGGAAGCAAGTCATCAAGGGAAGCCGCGAAGAAGAAGGCTATTAAGCAGGGTCTAGCTGTAGCCTACCGAAACAAAACTAGGCCGGAACTATGAGTATTAAATTATGACGCAATATATCCTCAGAATTAGTCTTGATAAACTCACCATAAACCGTGACTATGAGACCTTGGAACAGGCTATCGACGAATGGTTGGGATGGGAGAATGCTTATCCTGAAGCAAGCCTTGCCCTATTAAAGGATTGAACTATGATTAAAAACTCTGATACAGAGTATACCCTTAGAATCAATCTCTCTAAACGCACCTTGCGTTATTACTATGATACCTTGGGGCAAGCAATCCAGGATTGGAGGATGTGGGAGAATGCTTATCCTGAAGCCAATCTTACCCTGTCCCTAACCAGGATTGAGCAATAAGGATTAAACTATGACAGTCTTTGGATACTCCCTCTACCGCAATAAAAAACTGATTACGTACTACCCTCCAACCCATCTCCGGGAGGCATTAAGAGATTTTAAACTCACATATGAGAACTATCCAGGAGACGATGTGTCCCTAGTAGAAGCAAGACAAGAGGTAGTGGAATACATTTTAGTGGATGATGACTCCATGGCATTTGAACCCGACAGCATTGAGAATATAATCAAGGAGAGAGGACTATGACACGCTTAGAAAAGATTCTCGATTTAAATCTAACTCTGCAACGCTACATAGGTATTGACAAGTTAGAAGACATTTGCGCCCTGCACTTCTCAGAGCTAGCACCCTGTAATCATAATCTATTATTCGATAAGGATTATGATAATATCCTAGTTCAGGTGCCCTATACTTCCTTCTCCGATTACGGTGGCTCCATTGTTGAGCGATCCAATTCTGAGGCTATTCTGTATGAGTTCGAGGTTTATGATTTCGTGCATCCTTGCGAAGGTGGTTGGGGTAGTTCCACGGTCTTTATCGAATTGGGTAAACTACTGACGTGCCCGCGGGGAGATTTTGATCTTATAATCAGCCGCATCGAAGCCCTACTTAGCTATCCTCTTCTGGATGAAATGCTTTACGGCGGAATGTGTTTGGACGCACAGGATGAGGCTTGGGAGAATTGGGTTAGGCATGACTTCTTGAAGGCTTTGGAAAAGAAGTTGGATTATGATCTTGATCTTAATATCGAAAGTGATGATTTAAGGAGTCTCTTCGAGAAGGTCCGGGAGCGTAGTAACATCTATTGGGAAGAGGAAAGTAGTGGAATGTGGGTTGATATCGAAGCCGTCGTTGAGAATGTACTGGAAGAGGATATTAATGCCTAATAATAAGACTTTGAAGCCAGAGACTATTAGGCGACGTATCCAAAAGTTATACAAGCAAGCAATCTGTAACAACGATACACATTTTAAGATTGCCAAAGATATTGACAATAAAATCGAAGCTTTGCGGCAACGGTGTAACCATTCGTTAGACACTTCTGCACTATCTGTGGGTGCGGTGTTTACCGTTTGCACTATCTATGGCCACAGGCAGCTAAATTATAGTGACTAACATAGGTAGTGAAAAATAATATGTTAAAGCCAGAGACTATTAGTCGACGTATCAAGGAATTACAACAGCAAAGATACCTAGCCAAAGAAGCCTACCATAAAGTCGACAATGATCTTGAGATGGAAATCACAGCGATACAGCAACGATGCAATCACATTCTAAAAACTATTAAATTCATTGATGCAGAATACACCTATTGTGCTATCTGTGGGGACTGTGAGGTGCATTGTGGGTAATAAAATGAATAATAATAAAATGAATAATAACAAAATGAATAATAAAAAGACTTTAAAACCAGAGACTATTAAGAAAAGGCTGCGTAGTATACGTCTCCAAATAGATGAGGTTAAAGTAAATTACAATAATCAGTTAAGAGAATTGCGGAAAGAGCAGCACCACCTAATAAAACGATGCCCACATGTTTGGGGACAAGTATACTACGGGATTTACGAAATACCATATCGTTTCTGCACTATCTGTGGAGTCGAGGATGTTTGAACTCAGAACTGTATACCGACCGCCAACCCCAACCTTTGATGCTAAAATCATTGCCACCGGTCTAGGTAATAGGTACGTGGTTACACACTATAACGATGACATGACCATGGAAGAGAATCATCGTTTCGCCGTTGAGCAATTCTGTAATCAATACAATCATATTATCCCGTCTCCAGTGGCTACTTATATCGAATGTGAAGTTTCATGGGTAGTAAAATGATAGGCACCTATACGCACGATATCTATATCGGTTGGCAATGCCGTATACCACTGGATATAATCTACACTGTCATCCCTGGGGACAAGGGCGATAATACTACACCGCCCCTAGACGATGAAATAATAATCCTCGACTACTCTTTCAATTATGTTGAGTTCGGGGAGTCCCGGATTCCGGCAGAATGGTTCTGGGACCATGACGATTGGAAAGAGTGGATTATCTCCAAAATTGATAATGAAATCAATGATAATGAAGACCTTTTAATGGATATCCATCACTATGCTCACACAGAACCCTAAATTGGAAGAGGCTTCACGGTTGCTAGGAGAGATTCAAGAGAAGAAGTATCGGCTGTTGAAGCTCCTACGGGAATTAAACTGTGAATCCTACAATACTCCTGATCTTGTTCTCCAATTAGAATTAAACAAGATACTCCAGCAACTAGTGGGTATGTAATGATCTGCCCACACTGTAAATGCCCCACACTCTTATATACACTGTTCGGCAAGGTCACACGACAAGAGATTACTGAAACCGTTATTGGCAAGCCTGTTGTTACACAGAAAGCAACGCAGATAGTCTCTTGTGCTAAATGCAATTTCGTAGTATCCGCTAGTTTCCTGGAGGATGATAATGACCGGTAAAGAACTGTTGGAGTGGCTTCAGGTTATTCCTAACCTAGAGGATTACGAAGTATATCTTAATGGCCAAGAAATTCTACCTTGTGTGACTGCTAAAGTCTATGATTATGAGAGACGAATTTACTTGGTCTATAAGTAGATAATAGGAATTAAAATGAAGACCTGCCCACGTTGTAATTCTACCAGACTCCAGGATAAAGTTTTTGGTGAGATAACGGCTCAAGATTTCTCCTTAACCAAGGATGGTAAGTACACGGCGATTGGTGATAAGAAAATCATAACACGCCGAAGTCGATTGGTTGTGTGTCTCGACTGTGATTTTGCAATGGAATACAATGCTTTTAAGCAGGCTTACTTCATAAAGGACACTAATGAGTAAATTCTCCGAGTGGTTGGACTCCCTAGATACTATTATCGAGAATGGTAAGAGTTATCTCCAAATACCAGCAACCTCTAATCCATTCTTCCGGAAAATGGTTTTAAACTGCCCTGATAATAAATGGTTCTATGATAGTGACACACAATCATATTGGGTGAGCAATGAGTAAATTCACGAAGTGGTTGGATTCCTTAAATACTATTTCTGAAGAGAATAGGCAGTATTTTCTAGTTCCTGTGAATTCTAAGCCTCTCTATCTAAAGCGTATTTTAGATTGTAAGAAAAATAGATGGTTCTTTGATCGTGATACTCAATCTTATTGGGTAAAAGTTGTACTTTCCTATACAACCAATATGAGAGAAGTTTTCGAGGCTAACTATGGCGAAAAGTGAATACCTAATGTTGGCCCATACGTTCAATCCAGGTAAAAATAATATCGGAGGGTGGTTTCTCTCCGAGAAGCTCGACGGCACCCGATGCTTTTGGGATGGCGGGATCAGCCGCGGAGTCCCTGCGGAACAAGTGCCTTACGCCAATACTTACAAAGACAGTCGTCTAGTAGACGAGGTAATCGCTACCGGGCTATGGAGTCGAACAGGCAAGGTTATTCACGCCCCAGAGTGGTGGCTTGATAACCTACCGGATATCACGTTAGATGGAGAGCTATACGGTGGTATCCGAGGATTCCAAACACTCCGGAAGACTATCGCCAATTTCGAGCCTAACGACGCCGATTGGCAGGGCGTTGGCTACAGGGTCTTCGACTCACCGTCCCCGGAAATCGTCTTTCGGAGTCGTGATATTAAGATCAGAAATGACTACTCTTTCCGAGTGGTAAACGCCTTGCCTTGGGCGAAAGAGCGAGGAGTCAAGGGTAGTTCCGTTTCTTGGGGTTTCGAGACAACGCTTCAATGGCTCTCAAAAAAGTCAGCATTATTTCCTGGTGGTGTTATTTCCTTGGTTCCACAAATGCGTTTAGCCGTTAAGCATCTTCAAGCAGTCGAGGAGATGGAGAACTATCTTAATGGTTACTTAGAAGCCGGGGGTGAAGGTGTAATGCTGCGGCGACCCGAGAGTCAATGGCTCCCGGAACGCAGTCATAATCTGTTAAAGTACAAGCCATGGGACACCGCTGACGGCGTTGTCACGGGATATACTTTTGGTGAAGAAGGTAAAACCGGTCAGTTACTAGGACTAATGGGGGCCTTGATAATTGATTTTAATGGCAAGAAATTGAAGCTCTCAGGATTCACTCACCAGCAACGTGCCTTCAACAATCCTGACTATACAAGACTCGCTGTGGACTTCCCTGGTGTGGTGGCTCCGGAATACGTCACCCATCCCTTGTATCCGCGAGGTACGACGATTGAGTTCAAGTATCGAGAGCTAAGTGACGACGGCATTCCAAAGGAAGCCAGGTTTTGGAGAATCCGGGGTGAAGAATGATAATTCTATTACTTGAAATTCTTGCTTCCGTGGCCCTAGGATACTTACTCCGTGTAATTATTGAAGGATAAAATAAGAACAAGGATAATAATGAATATTCCTACTATCACTAGAGAACATATGGCAGCGTTCCTAGCCTCTACCAGGACTATTGATGAACAAGAGTACGAGATCAAGACATTTATTACGAGTCAGCCATACTTCTTTGATATGCTCCGAACGCAATCGCCAACGGCTGTTGAAGATATTACTATCTGTGCCTTGTTCTATCAACTATTAGTTAATGCTATCGAAGCCGCAGAGTTAGAGGAAGATTAATAATGTTGCCCACCATAACCGTAGATCATATCTGGTCTGTTATTGCATCTAATGAGAAGGATTATTTCGTTTCTGCTATCAATAAGCTGGCCGCAGAGCAGCCTACCTTATTCAAATATATAGCGGATGTTCAAACTAGATGCGGAGAGCGGGCTGCCCTTACTGGGATTATAGTCTATACACTAATGAAGAACGCGGTCGAAGCACAAGATTTGGAGAATCCATGATTTTAATATCACTAATTATAGTCTCCGCGATTCTCACTCCTAATGAAGAGTTAATGGTAGCTGGGCACCTAATCGGTGTTAATAGTCTGGTTAGTGGTAGGCAACATCCTATTCTCCAAAAAGAGGCCGAGGCTCACGCGGCCTATCAAGCCAAAGTACAAAGGCAAGGGCACCAAGGATGGGCCCTCCGTGTCTCCCGTCTAAGAGATACAGTTAAGGACTGTCAAGGATTCGAGGAGGCCGCAAACGAGAGTTGGCCTAAGCAGAATCAGAAAGACGCTGCTGAGGAAATGTATAAATCATGGAAGAAGTCCAAGGGGCATTGGTCCATAGTTAATGGTGAGTGCAAATACTATGGTTGTGCCATGGTTCTGGCAGATAATGGAGTTTGGTATGCCTGTTTCATCGTGGGAAAGTGAAGAGGATAAGCCTAATAAGAAGCCACCCTCTAATAAAAAGAAAATTAAGAAGGTTTGGGGAATAGAGTGCAAAGCCCGTAAAAGCACTTGGTCTTTCCTATTCCATAAGGACTGGGGTATATGGAAAACATATAAGAGTAAAAAGGCTAGAGACGAGGCTTTAAGGATTCTAATCAAAAATCAAAGTAGTCATTATGAGTTCAGGGCCGTGGATTATGGCAAAGAATGAGAAGGCCGACGCTAGTGGTATCTGTTACCAAGGAAGACATACTAAGTCATATCATTGGTGGTTGAAACGCTGGAAGGCCCGATTCGAGCGTAGGAAAGGTAAGAAATGCCTGGACTGTAAGCCTGGCTACAACAGATATAAGGGGTATGAGCTATGATAGTTTCCATCACTAAAGAAATGTATGAGCATCTTCTTGACAGGGATTCCTTTCTTACTTGCTTGGAGGCAGCGGGAGTAGATAACTGGGATGGTTATGATATTGCTTGTCAAAAATACTATCACACCCACAAGCACGAACAAGAAGACTAACTATGTTCCTACTGCAATTCCATAATCCTGACAAGGGGTGTATAAAAACGGATTCCATAGACTTACTTGTTAAGTGCTTGGAATACATGACTTTTGATTCCCTAGCTTTTCCGGGGCATTTGGCTCGTGGGACGATTCTGTATACCCTAAAAATGGCGGAGCCTTTTCTCCCAAAACAGATTTATATATCAAACAGCCCCATGTATGATCGTGTAGACGATTATCTAAAGACATTAGGCTACACTATTTCTGGGGCTGTATGGATTAGGAAATAACTATGGAAAACTTATTCGGATGGGTTAGTAAGCTGATGGAGGTATTAGGCAGCCTAATACCTACGTGGTACCATCTAGAGAAGGTCGATGTTGGTGTTATTATCAAAAGAGGTAACATCATTATTGTCCTAGAGCCTGGAATCATATGGTATTGGCCGTTTTGGTCAGTCCTATACCACCGGGCTGCGAACAGGCAGACCGTGAATCTAGCTACCCAGACTCTAACCACTAAGGATGGTATTAGCGTAGCCGTTGGCTGCATGGTTAGGTATATCGTCGATGACGCGGAGAAGTCCCTAGTAGACACTAACGACGTTGATAATGCTATCGTCGACGAAACTCTAGCTGTGCTCTGTGAGTTCATTACCTCGCATACGCTAGCCCAAATCCAAGAGGACAGGCAGAAAATCACCAGTCACCTAACTAGGGAAGTGAAGAAGAGCCTGCGGACGTATGGCGTCCTGGTCGAGCGAGCACAGCTAACGGATTTCAGTAGGGGTCGATGCCTGATTCATGTTGGCCTAAACAAAGAAACTATTATGAACAATGGTAGTAATCTTCAGAACTGAGTGCGGAGCGATATTCATATTGTTTGATAATAGACTCATTGTTTACACGGATGTAGTGACTAAAGATTATATTCTCAGAAACGTTGATCCATTACAATTAAAAGAGCCAGCGGTCTTTACTTTTGAAGACAATAGTACCTATACAACCGATCCCGTTACAGAGGTAGTAGTATTCAAATGATTTTCGTTAATAAACCTCCAGGCACTATATTGTATACCTATGATTTTGATATCATAGGCCATAATGTATGTAACCTATACAAGGTGACATTTAAAGAGCAGCTTGGCAATCGCATTATTGTCTTTAATGGTTATTATGATTGGCATCTAGAACCAGAGATGTTATTCCTAACACCAGAGGAAGCTTGGGAGGGTTTGAAACTAGCCGCCCTAAAGGAAAGAGATAATAGGATCAGGGGTATCTTGGAGGATATTAAGAGTATTGTGGATGGCCCGATGCCAGAAGTATTAGGATTAAAATAATAGGATTAAAACTATGAAACTAACTGACTTCGTTAATATGGATAATGGTGCGGCACTGTACACATATGAATATAAAATTCTAGATAATAATTGTGTAGTATATTACTTGTACAAGGTTTTCTTTAAAGAGGAATACAAGGGTATTATTTCTTGTGTCAATAGGGGAGTTATTCGGTATTACAGCCCGTCACTATTGTTTGGGACACCAGAGGGAGCTTGGGAGGAATTGAAAATAGCCCTTCTAGGACTAAAGGTTATTAGAATCAAGGATATTTCGGATGCAATTGATAGGGTAGTAAGTAACTCTACTATGCCGTTGGTATTGGTATAAGGTATTAAAACCATGAAACTTTCAGACTTCGTTAAATACTGTCCGACATGCGGTCAAGGCAACGGTCATCTAACGCCGGGTGTTACTCTCTACGGCTATTATTATGATTTCATGTCTAATAATAGGGTCACGTGTAAGATATTTGAGGTAATATACAAAAAGGTAGTTGATAATAAAATCCTTGTCACAGGGGCCTGCCATAATGATTACTATAAATCACCGGAGCTACTGTTCCCAACAGTTGAGGAGGCTTGGGACGGGTTGAAGAATGCCCTCCGAGAAGAGAGGGATACGAGAATCCGTGATGTTACACGTACCGTTCAAACAGTGTTAGACGGTAATCCTCCTACTCCACATATAGCATAAAGTAAAACATTATGACATACTCCGATATTGGTTTCCTTATCATTTTCGTGATGATAGTGATTATGCAAATTCTAATAACACTATTAACCAAATCCAAATCCAAGACTTATAAAGCTAAATGCTACTGCACTAATTGTACACATAACATCAATCTATGTATTCCAAGGGGTACATTAGTAGACAAACATATAGGCATCCCATGTCCGTATTGTGGTTGTCTAAATCGTATGCGTCCTAAATACCAAGAAATAGATTACTAAGATATCGCCTGGGCGGTTGTGGACGGGACACGCTCGTGCTGGCTCTGCTTGCATCCAGTGCGGATTAGCAGGTTCGACTCCTGCCCCAGGCTTTTAATTATAGGGTAAGATCATAGGATAATAGGATGCTTTGCCAAATCTGCAGAAACCATGAATCCGTGGTTAGAGTCACTTATGGAATCAATATGTGTGAAACCCTGACCCTTTGCCTTAATTGCAACAAGGAACTATACGAAAAGCTCAAGGATTCTCTGACGGCAGGCTTAGGTATTTATATCTTAGAAAGAATAGAATAATTAAGGAGTAATTAATAAGGACAAGTGTATTACTATGAATACTGTTTATCTTGTGACATTAGGTCCATATTTCGATGATGTATTAGAAGATTTTGCTACGGATGAAGAGGATATCAAGCTTATTATTAAGAGTCAATATTTTGGTCCCTCAGAGATAGATGTTAAAGTGAATCTTGACACCATGAGGGCCATAGTAACTAATACTGGTGCAGAATACTATATTCATACTGTCAATAGGATACAAAGATAATAGATTACTAAGATATCGCCTGGGCGGTTGTGGACGGGACACGCTCGTGCTGGCTCTGCTTGCATCCAGTGCGGATTAGCAGGTTCGACTCCTGCCCCAGGCTTTTAATTATAAGGATAATAAGATCATGCTCATTAAAGGTCTTTTGGTTCTGCAAAATGTGTTCGGTACACCGATTGTATTATCCTCTGTGGCACTATTTTTACTTGGAATGGCTTACTTGATAAGTCTATCAGAGAATAAGAAATAAGGTAACAATATGAATTTCGATACTTTCTCCGTTGTCGTTGGGGATAAGAAGTGCAACGCCTCCTGCCCTTGGTGCATAGCCAAGAGAACTAAAACCAATTTCGATCTTACATTAACCCCCAATTGGCACCGCTTCAATAGGGTTTGTGCCTGGGCTAATAGAATCACGGATACCGCGATTCTCACCGGAAAAGGTGAGCCGACGCTGCATTGGGACCTCTTAGTAGAGTACACGGAACGATTGCATCGTTACCGCTTTGACTTCATTGAGTTAATGACTAACGGGGCCCTATTATCAGAAGCCGGAGTTGCACAATTAGAAGAGAACGGTCTCACTACGCTTTGCCTATCTATCGCCCATCCCGATAATATAATCAATAATCAGTTAATGGGTCTCCCGGAAGACTATGACTATCGTAAGGTCATTGCTTATGCTAACAAGGCTGGCTTGGCTGTGCGTCTTAACGTCACCGTGGTTAAAGGTGGCGTCACTAATTTAGGGGATATGGTTAATGTTATCACGACTCCCGGAGTCATGCAGTCGACCTTCCGTGAAGTAAGTCATGCCACGGAGTTCCATTCTTCATTAGATTGGCTTAGAGACTGTTTAGAGGGTTATGCGGATTTGTTATTGGAGTACGATTACGGTCTCCGTGTTTATAATTACCAAGGATACAACGTCGCCGTGAGTAATTGCCTCACCGAATCCGTGAATCCTCGGAAACAGCGTCAACTGATCTTCTGGCCTAATGGAGAATTGACGTATTCTTGGACGAATAAGGCAGCGAGGATATTATAATCAAAGGTTGTTATAACAAGATGAATAACCAACAGCTTCAAGAAGAGAAGTGGTGGCTGCAACAAGTCTATGGATACTATACGCCACGACAAAAGGAGCATTTTAACTCTGTATTCACTGAGGGTATGGATATTGACTCCGCTAGGAATAAGATAGTCTATGGTTTCGATGCCGTGGACATGGAGATTTTAATCCGACTAGCTAGATTAGGGCTGCACTACTATGAATGATTTAGTTAAACGCTATGCCTTATGTCATCTCAATTTCTTCTTTTTTCTTGGCTCCGAGTTTACAATGCGTATGGTCAACAGGAATCTAGGATTCCGCGATTCCGAGGATTTCATAAAGCAGGAGAAATACAAGTGTATTACAAGTCTCCTCGAAGACGCGGAGGAGCACCTGCGTCTGCTCTTGGAGCCAACGAGAATTGATCTTAAAATCTCCCCACGCTTGGCCAAGAAATATAGTTTAGCCACACGTATCGCGGCTGCCCATTACCATTCTCCTTACTATTCGCACAATGTTAGGGATGTGTATGTCCTGGCTTACCATACGCCTTGCACATGCGATAAACGAGAGCCCTGCTATAAATGTCCGCATTGCTCCGCCGTGTTGGACTACAAATTAGCACGTTATCTAATTAAGCATCTGCCAAGGAGTGTTTTAAATGTACTGCACTAAGAATTTCAAAACGAAGAAAGCGTTGAAAGAAGCCGTGGCTTCCGGTGAAGAAGTACGGGTTTACCAACCTGGACCATTAAACTATAATAATGGTTCTGATAATAATAGTAACAATCATGGTACAGTAGCAGTCGAGGGTCCATGGTACCCTGCTCCGCATTCCTGGTATGCCCAAGTGACAATAGTTAATGGTTTAGTTGTGAAAGTAAAATAATAAAATGAATACCGTTACTGCTATTGAAGACTATGGAAAGACTCTTAAAATCACAATGGATAGGGCCATTGCTGCAAATATGCTAAATCGTTTTATTACTTATAAACTAGTTTCCCTTGGTTATCCCTGTTTAGGAATTTACAAGGATATTAATATCATCCCGGATGTGGGTGGTTCGAGACTTGAAGAGCATGAGGATAATCTTCTTCTTGTGTTTTTGAATGAGAACGATATTTTCAGTTTATGTATATGGTTGTTGAAGATTCTGATATTAGGTTGGGATACCACTTCTCACATAAAGCTAGATGATAAGATTCTTGCTTTCAAGGTAAGAACAGAATGGAAATAAGACTATGATAGACAAACTATTTACTTGGGATGACTGGGGCCAGCACGGTATTTGCCTATTCTCGTTCTACAGTTGTACTCTATTAAAGGACGTTAGTGGATTCAAGAAGGGTTACGTTGTTGCCTCGATTAACGTAGACTATGAAAATGGAATCCTCGAATTCTGTGGTAATGAGGGCATAGTCTTGAAGAGATCAAAGATTGAGTTGAATATCATCGACTAAAAATATCATCGACTAATATCAAAGATTAAAAATAAGGATAAGGCTATGCTAGATAAGCTTTTCACTTCCAAAGAGTGTGAACTAATCGACGAGCTTTGCTACAATTATCTTGATTGTACTCTCAAAACTGCATTAGAGGGCAATAACCATGATTATATTGTTGGAGACAAGGTTCCCTCGATTAGTTTAGATTATATCAACGGGATGATGGAGTTCTGGACTCCGGAGGGGGAGAGATTGGATACCTTTTTCCTTGACTTCGCGGTTAGAAAGTAAAATAAAAATTATGTACAATAATTGTTGCAGTAATTGTTGTAATTATGAGGACTGCAGTATTTGTCCCAAAAGCTGTGATTGTCCCAAGTGCTGTAATCGTCCACATCCCATATTGTTAATAACCATTCTTCTTGTCGTGTTCCTCTGCTATTAAAATCAAAAAATAAAGGTTATAATTATGTTTAATAATGACTGTCAAGGGTGTCGATACTGTAGGCATTGCCTATCATGCTATGACTGTGAAGAGTGTACACATTGTGTTGACTGCAACAGTTGCCGTAATTGCGACGATTGCTGCCTTTGCTTCGACTGCATCGAATGTCGCGATTGTGTAAGCTGTGACTCCTGTGAAGACTGTGACTGCTGCAAGAACTGTAGTGGACTATGCGGGAAAACAGGGTGGGTGAATAATAAGCCTCCGGAAGAGTAAGCCTTTAAAAGGTAATATGATGTACACAATAATGGTGGGTGATGCCTTTCTATTCCATGAAGGCTATACTGACTTATATATGTGTTCTCCATATAAAATGGAACTAGAACCTAGTGAGAGAGCTATAAAAGAGAAAATAGAACATCTCCGGGGTCTTAATGACAACTATTTCTATAATCCGGATGTCAAGAAGCAGATGCGTATTGTAAAGATTGATCTTAAAATCACAGAGTTGTAAAACTATCATAAGGTGTAATAGGATATTATAATCATGGATCACGTCCTTCTAAGTAAGCGAAATCTCCTAACCCTATTAGCGAAGTTGGAGATTCCTGGAAGTAATTGTACGATTATCAAGCCCGGAGGGATTGTAGTTACGGCTGTCCCCGATGAAGTCGCCTATGCTGACAGGGAGCCCGGTCCTATCACCGAAGATACGGAGCGTATTATTGATAGGTGGGAGAGATTTTTAACACTATGAAGCCATTCACATTAACTAACTATCATTATGCCCGATGGGGCGATAGGGGTTTAGAGTTTTTAACTTTTGATTGGGATGAATGCCGATACTACTGGGGCTGTAACGTCTATATTGCTAGTATAGTTCCGGAGAATGATAATAATAAAGATTATGATACAGATATGACCGGTGCCTTCCTGATTAAGAGTACACTATCCATAGAGCAAGCATGAATAATTTTGACCGTTTCCTAGGTTATCTTGGCATAGGTGTTCTTATCTTTATAAGCCCAATAGTGATAGTAGGGGTGATACTTTTAAGTCCATTTGCTCTCATAGGATACATTGTCCGTAGAACTCTCAACTATTCCCTATAAGAAAGCATAAAAAGAAAGCATAATAATTATGAGACTTCCGGAATACATGAGTCCAACCAGCGTTAAGCTGTTCTACGATGATATTGAACTCTTTTATAGTAGATACCTTAGCGACGTGCGGTCGCCAAGAGAACCGCAAACTAAGCCAATGAGTATTGGTAGTGCGTTCGACGCCTACGTCAAAAGTTACCTTTATACAAAGCTGTTCGGAGCCGCGGAAGCCGAGAGTCACGGATACGCGCTCAAGGATATTTTCAATTCCCAAGTCGAGGAACATAACAGGACGTGGGCGTGGGAAGAAGGCAAGAAGGTCTTTGAAGCCTATAAGAACACGGGGTGTCTAGCAGACTTACTTTTGGAGCTAGAGGCCGCAGTCGGGCCTCCTCGATTCGAGTTTAGTATCAAGGGAGATATCGAGGGTGTGCCTCTCTTAGGTAAGCCTGATATTTTCTTTATCAATGAAGACGGGGCTCGGGTCATTTATGATTGGAAAGTCAACGGCTACTGTAGTAATTCGTTAAAGAGTCCTATGCGTGGCTTCGTGAAGCTCCGTGAAAACGGCGGCGTGGATTACAAGATTCATAAGGACTGCCATCTCCAAAAGGTTCGTGGCGTTTATATCAATATCGCCATGCACCTAGAAGACGGGGATAGGGGCTGGGCGGACCAGTTGTCTATTTATTCATGGCTTCTTGGCGAGCCAATTGGATCGCCGGACATGATTACGGGTATTGACCAGATATGTGGTCCGGCCTCCCGGCTGCGGTTCGCAACCCATCGGCTGCGGATATCACCGGAATACCAAGACGCATTGTTCATTAACATAAGCAATGCTTGGGACGTGATTCTGAGTGGTTGGATTTTCAGGGATTTATCAGAAGAGGAAAGCGCTGCACGATGCCTAGCTTTGGACAGTTCTATTACGGATAACGGCGATGACCAGCTCTTTAATGACATGACTAGGGGATAATAAAATATGTTCTTTAAGAAGCCGAAAGAAGTAAAGACTACTTATTCCATGGTTATAGGCTGCTCAAACTGTCACCGACGCTCACAAGTGGAGATACCACTAGGCACCCAGGCTGTAGATTATAATATCATATGTCCTAATTGCGAAACGTCAGGAGACGTGTACATACCAAACATCCAAGATCGTTGAAAGAAGAAATATGAATAAAACACCACTAGATAGATGGCACTATCACGAGATGACCGACCGTGCTTATCTTGTTATGGATATCTTTGAAAGAGAGATCGTAGATCATATTCTAGCTGACGACAAGATGTTAAAATCAAAGATTAAGAAGATTAGTAAACTTCTTGCGGAATTGTACCAAGACGCCGGGGCTCTAGAAGATGGAAGAGTATTTGAATTTCCGGAAGCCGGTTATATTAAGGACGAAAACGGTAAAATCTATTATTATCAGGATTTTGAAAACAAAGATCAGATTAAGAAGGCAAGATTAAGAAGGCAAGATTAAGAAGGCAAGATTAAGAAGGCAAGATTAAGAAGGCAAGAAAATGAATAAGAAACTACTAACTATTCTACCGATTGCGTTGTTCTCCGTGGTGTTATGTGGCTGCGGCTTTTACCTGCTGCGAGGGGAACTATCCTGGCCAACCATTAATGGGATGCTTTGTGGTGTGACAATAGGTAGTGTTTTCAATTACTTCTTCTTCCCGTTCTCAGATTAAAAGAAAAGAATATCATAAGAAGAAAAGAATATGGTTACAGATTTCAAACCCCACCATATCCCGTATCTCGAAGAGATAGATAGGGAGAGCTACAAGTTTCCATGGTGGGAGAATTCTTGGGCTGATCTGGGGGATTTGAAAGTCCGTGTCTTGGAGAATAATACTCTAGAGAGGCATAGTTTTGGTGTTATTGGTTTCAGTTCCTATCAGGTAATAACTGTTAATAACAAAGCTATAGCTTTACACATTCATAAACTGTGTGTTGCTAAGCAATATCGGAATAAAGGTCACGGCTCTACGCTTCATCGTGATCTTCTTAGAGTCGCTCAGCAGCAGAAGATTAAGCAGCTTTTCATGGTAGTCCATGAAGAGAACAACAACATCCCGTGGTTGCAATCTTGGGGATGGAACGCCGTTAGCGTTAGATCAAATCTCTATCCGGATGGGCGCGACGGCTATGTCTTTGAAAGAGGAGTGTACTTATGAAAGACAGGCATAATAATGGTAAGACTTATGCCGTAATAGTTCGTGACTATTTTAGTAAGAGTACATTAGCTATCCACCTCTACGATAGTTTCGGGCAGGCATGTGCTGATGCTAGCCTAGAGGCAGTCTTCTCAGAGGCCAATATTACCATGGAAACCTGTTACGCTAAGGTAGTGGATCATCGGAATCTTAAAATAGAAAGCAATAATTACGTTATTACTAATGAAGACGGTGTTTGTATATGGCGAGGTAACGATTATGAAGAGGCATCTGCTCTTACCGAAGAGTATTTGAAAAGCCATAATAAGGGTAACACCAAGCTCTATAAGTTAGTGGAATATAATGACGTAGCCAATGGTCCCAGGATTATGGATTAAGGTTTAAGGATTAAGAATGAAATACAAAGACGGTGATATTAAAATCAGGGATAAGTTCCTGTTCTTACCACTGTATTTAGATGGTAAATGGTGGTGGCTGCAGTTTGTAACGATTCTGTATCGTTATTACGAAGGTTATAGCGGAAACTATTGGAACGCCGAGACAGTTTTAAGGTTTAAGGTTTAAGGTTTAAGGTTTAAGGTTTAAGGTTTAAGGTTTAAGGTTTAAGGTTTAAGGTTTAAGAAAACTATGAGATACAAATATGAACCACTAAAGTGTGGAGATATTAAAATCAGGAGAAGGTTCTTATTTCTTCCCTTATGTTTAAAAGACGATTGGAGGTGGCTGGAATTTGCTACCATCCAGTATCGCTATTATAATGGCTATTGCGGGGATTGGTGGGAAGCAGAGTCTTTTGTTTCTTAAAAGTAAGTAATTAACAAGGAAAAGCAAATGGGAATTTTTAGGAATCGTCGATCCAAGAGTGAAGACAATGATGCTGTAAAAACAGATAAAAAGTTTTCAACAATACGGACAGAGCGTATGAAGACAAGGTTAGAAGGCCGTAAGGCTATTGTTGAAGCCCGTGCTACGGTAGCCAAGGAAAGGAAATGGAGTTTCATTTCACTGGCAGTGATTGCCGTAGTAATTGCAGCCATGTATTTTAGTGGTGGCCTAACATCATTGGTTCCAATGATTACTGATTTCGTAAAGAACATTAAATAAGAAATAATAATAATAGTATCAAAACAGGATAAAGAATAATTATGAAACTACCTACTGCTATTACTATTAGGGGTGTGGATTACACTATTGAATATGTGGCTCAGAGTGCTGAAGTACCCACGGTTATTAACTGTGAAGACAAGAAGTACTTAGGTTATATTGATTATAATAGCAGGACCATTAGAGTATGTACTGAGCAACCGAATCGGTGCATCCTTGAATCCTTGATCCACGAGTTGATTCACGGAGTCTTGGATCGCAACCCCATGCTTTTAAAAGAAGTGGTTCTTAATGAAGAAGCGTTTGTTGACGGCGTAGCCATTGAGATTGTTGACCTCCTAGTTGAGAATAATCTTATTACTGAGGTTGCACTTCCTGAGCTGACGAAAAGAATTGTTTAATAATTCTTAGTTTAATTGTTGCAGGAATCCAGGAATCCTGGATTCCTGCTTTTCGTTAAAAGCTCTAAAAAGCTCTAAAAGGCCAAATAATGATGAGTTCACTATTGGACAATAGTTATGTGAAGGTGGACATAAAAACAGTATAATTCCGTAAGTCTAGCCGTAGCCTAGACTTAGCCTCTCCATAAATAATAATACTTTTTCCTATTCCCCTATAGGGCTCTTTCTAATAAAAATGCCCTATAGGGGAATAGGAAAAAGTATTATTATTTATGGACTTCCCGGCTACCCCTCGCGGCTTCCGTGGCCACGGCTACGGATTCCCTTTTAAGGGCCCTAGCTGCGTGCCTAGGGAGCCCATTTCCCATTTTGGTCTTGGGAGCCATTGGGGCGTTGGAGGGCGTGAGACGGCGTTCTAGCGTCATAAGAGATTAACCATTGTCCAATAGTGTTCTCATTATTATGACATTATGATTTGAAAATCAATTTTCAAAATCATCATTTTCTTTACATTTTCAATTCTCGTTCTGCCCGGGAGCGCCGGGGTAGGTGTGCGTATAGTTATGCTTTGAAAGTACGATTCTCGTTCTGCCCGGGAGCGCCGGGGTAGGTGTGCGTATAGGAATCAGTGAATCCTGGATTCTAAAATCAACCGTAATAACCGTAATAATCCTTAAAATCACTACAATCCTTAAAATCATTATTATTGTTACAATCCCTATTATTGTTACAATCCCTATTGTTGTTACAATCCCTATTATTGTTACAATCCCTACCCCGCTAAAGGGTGTGTAAAATATCAAACCTATGTTGTCATAATCCCACCGGACACCGGACACCGGACACCGGACACCGGACACCGGACACCGGACACCGGACACCGGACACCGGACACCTGGCACCTGGCACCTGGCTGTAGAATATACTGCCCTTAGAATCGAAACAAACAATTCCACCGGTTTTCTTCTTGACACCTGGCCCTAGCCATGGTAGGATAGTGGTGTCGGGGCAAACACCCTCTTCCTCATATCCTAGGATGATCTACGATGACGTTGCAACGGTTCTCTCTTCGCGTCCAACGATCCCGCTCCGCTCTCAAACAGCCCGGTGCCGAGAGCACCCACACCATCGAGTCCATGACCCTCGGCGAGGCATTGAGGGTTGTAGTGATGCTGCATGGTTTGCGGAATGTGCAGGCTATCACTGAGGATGCCACCGGCGAGGAATGGTCGCCCCTGGACATCGAGCGGTTCTTGATTCTCAAGGTTCCGGATGTAGCGACTTTAACGGCCTCACTCAATTCTTCCGAATATATGGAGTGAACCTATGCTAACGAAAAAAGACTTAGTGCAGTTTGCTCGGATTATCCTGGATGAACCGGATAAAATGAACAAACAGGCAATTGCCGATGCCGTGATGGACGTGGCCTCGATAGCCAACCCACGGTTCGTCCCCGAGAGGTTCGCCAAGGCTGCCGGACTCAGGCGCTTCATCGTGTCGGTTCCAAGTGTGAGTTATTCCGTTTACACAGTTTATGCCACTCATAGCGATGAGGCCCGGGATTCCGTTCTTCGCGGCAATTACGACGCTGTCAATCATGGGGATCAAAACGGTTCCTACGATCAGGATAGTAGTTCGTGGCTGGTGGAAGAACTACCCCTCTAATGGGTGGTTCCTGGAATCTTTACAATTCCTCTTGACACGATGCCAGGCCATGGTATAATGGAGTAGAGGCCGAGAGTTACCACACCACCCACAAGAGGGGTATCGGAAAGTGTTGCCAACCTACCGCGAACTACTCTCGGCGTTGCAATTGTTGCAACCGTGGCAATTGGACTGCACTGTAACGGTTTCCATGGATGATACCGATGATGATCTATTTGCAGCCGGCCTTAGCCAAGCCTCTGTTGCCAGTGGCGTGCTCGACGATGGGCATCCGGTTATCCGGGTTGTGACTGGTGAGGATAACAATTGACAATAGTATCACTTTTCCTAGTGAGGCCGACAATGCAGGTTATCTCGATTTTGGCGACTCTTCCGTTTGCTCTGTTGTCGACGGTTTTCGCGGTTAGTGCCGTTCACAATGATTTTGACCCCTTCCGTGCCCTGGCATCGGCGGCTTTCGGATACGTGGCCTCTTACGTTCTGATCGTTTGTAAGGATATACAGCAATTTGAGGATTGATTATAATATCATTCCTCTCCCCTTTGTTCCCCTTGTTCCCTTTGTTTTGTTTGGAGTGATTGAAATGGCTAAGCAGACGACGACGCTTGTTCCGGTTGACGCCCTCATTTTCGGGGGCAACCCCCGAGACGAGCGTAATTACAACCTTCCCGGCATGATCGACCTCATCAAGAGGCACGGCTGGCAGCCCGATTCGACGCTTATGGTGAGTGAGAAGAGCGACGGCCAGTATCTCGTTTTGAGGGGCAACCGGAGGGCCAAGAGCCTGCAATTTTTGCGGGACAATGAGCCCGGCACCTACGCCGAGGTTCTGGGTGGTGGGAAGGTGCCCTGTATCGTTTACAAGGGCCTCACCGAAGCGGAGGAAACCCGACTCCGGATCGACCACGACCCAGCCGCCGACCGGGAGCCGTTGGACCAGTGGAGCCAGTTTTTGGCTATCCGGCAGCTTGTTGGCATCGGAGAGGGGCAGGCGGAGATTGCCACTATCCTCGGCATCTTCCACACCAAAGGCAAAACCCCCGGTGCCCCCAATCGGAGCTATGTGCAGATTCGTGCCAACCTGGCCCGGCTGCCCCAATTCGTTCAATCGGAAATGGAAAAAGCGGTGTATTCGCCAAAATCCACACCGATGCAATGGCAGAAGATCAACGGTCTGTTCGGCGTGTTTGGCAAGGAATACGCTAACTACCCGGCGGGCGACGGCCCCCTATTCCGTGTAGCGTGGGATGAGGTGATGTCCCCCAAGGACAAGGGGGACGAGGCCACCCAGACGGCCAAGAGCCTTACCCCCAAGCAGGCGGTTGACCGTGGCCAAACGGCCCGATCGGAGATTGTCAAGAGAGTCCTCTTGGCGGCAACCGGGCAGGGCGGGGAGACGTTGACGGATTGTGACGATTACGCCGTCTCCTTGGAGATTGCGGCGTCGGCCCTCGCCACTCTCCGCCGACACGTTGGCGACGTTGAGATTGATACCCTTCTGCAGGAGGCTATGGAAGCCTCGAAAGAGGTAGTCAACGCCTAACCCATTCGGAGGGGCAGCCTAGGAAACCTAGGCTGCCCCTCTTTCTCTGTTTACGGATTGTACCATGTCTGATACTAATATCAAATGTCTCGATTGTCCGGATTCGCAGTATTGTGGGGACTGCGAGAATTGTGCTGGTTGTGTTAGTTGTAGGGATTGTACGGATTGCACACTTTGTAGCAAAAGTGAGCGATGCAAGAGATGTACCAATTGTGACTTCTGCAGTGACTGTGAGGATTGTGTGGATTGTGTCGATTGTGCCGAATGTTTTGAGCTGGTTGGCAAGACGGGCTACTATCGGAACAAACCACGGAAATGATATTATTGTCATAATAGCAACCTGGGTTGTGATATTCTGATATTTTTATCAGAATATCCTTGACAAGGCTGGGCAATGTGGTAGAGTTGAGTAGAAGGGGAGAGGGTACCATGATTGACAGTAAACGCATCGAACGTGTCTGCTCTCTTCCTCCTCGCCAAGCTACCTGGGCGGGCTTGGCCCAGGGCCTTGAGGAATTAGTGGCCCTCCGTCGCCTCGTTAGCGACGTTCAACAGGAATCAGCTACGAAGGATTCCCAAAGATTCGCCATTTTTGAAAAAAAGAAGCAATTAAAATAGCGTCAAAGATGCGTGTAATCGAGAAACGCATGTAACCGTGAAGCCGGGAATCCTGGATTGTGGAGATTGCACCGATTGCATAGGTTGCATAGGTTGCCAAGATTTGACTGGTTGCACCGGATGGATCGACAACAATCCACCCATGCCTAGGATTGTAAAGAATCCGGGATTCCCGGATTCTTGGATATTAAAATCCTTTTCTTTCTTAAAAAGACTTGACAACCACCGATTCCGTGGTATAGTTGAAGTAGAAAGGGAGGACAAACCATGACTACTTTGACCGTCTCCGCTATCTTGGCTGTCCTAGCTTTGGTTGTCGCCCGCTACTTGCCCGAGCGACGTCGTGAATCTAGGATTCCCCGATACCTGCGTGCCGAAGAGAAACGGGCCCAAGCTTCCTTTTTTGCTAGGAACGACCACCTCTTCCGTTAGTACGTCTATCTTGGAGGGCACTACGATGAACGCAACCGTTACAGCCAACACGATGATCCTTGAGGCCGGCCCCAAGAGTTACCGCATCCCGCTCCAGGAGCCCTGGACGATCGAACGGGCCATAGCCTACTTCAAACGTAGACAACGCCGATACGCCATGATTGCTCTGAGCGATAGCCCTAACGGTGGCGTCCTGCGTGTCACCCTCTAGGAGGAAAGACCATGTACGCTACCTATGATGAGGCTAGGCGGGCAGCCGCCGTTCTCAGTCAAGAACTGCAACGCGGTGTTGGAGTGTGGTTGGCTGGCCCCTCTCGTTTCATCATCGACCCCTATCAAGAGGGAGACGATGAACGCGAGGGCTTCTACGCCAAGGTATGCGTCACCCTCTAGGAATCAGTGATTCCAGGATTCCAGGATTCCCGGACTCCCTGATACTACAACCAGGGATACTACAATCAGGGATACTACAATCAGGGATACTACAATCAGGGATACTACAATCAGGGATACTACAACCAGGGATACTACAATCAGGGATACTACA